GTGGGGGTGCGGTGGGGTCGCGGGGAACTGGTCACTTTTTCCTACGGGTAGGAAACACGAAACAACATCACGCGATAGATAACGCTTGACAAACGCATTAAACTTAGGCACAATAGAGTCATCGGTTCAAGGTATGGCAACTCATGCCACCGATACCAAAGGGGAAACATCTTATGACAAACTCTATCGACACCATCAAGTCAGCCGCCATCGCCATTCACGCGGGCGCTAACGCTTTGGAAATAATCGCAACAAAGGTTGCCGAGCTTCGCAAAGCGGGCGTTAAGTTTGGAAAGTCAAAGGCCACTTGTTCGAATCGCATGGCCTTGATGGATGCAATGGCCGCCGCGTTCAAAGGCAAAACGGCCAAGACTTACGCCAATTATGTGACGGCGTTTGTCGCCGCCGTGAACGATGATGTGCCATTTTCTTTCAGTGCATCCAAAGGTAGCGCCAAAGGCAAAGGCAAAGAAAAGGCCGCGCCCGAATTCGCCGCGTTTGTTGCAAAAATGTTTAGTGCCGATGGCTTCGCAACATTCGCCGCCGAAATTCAAAGCGCATACGATGACGCAAAGGCCGACACTTTGGCAGGTTGCATCGCCGATTATTTGACGGCGAACGGGTACGAAATTTCGGAATAATTCCTACCGCGTAGGAAAAACCACAGACCCCGCGCAAGCGGGGTTTTTTATTGCCCGCATGGTTTACGCCCTGCGGGCTTTTTTGCGCCCATCTTTCAGGGAACTGGTAACTGGTGGCTTCTTGGCTCCGATGCACCTATGCAACTAGGCCGTTCCAACGCAACTACGCGTTCCTAATTTGTCTAATTTGTACCCACGCGTTCCAAGTGGTATATCGGAACATCATGTTTAATCATGTTTTGCATTAGTTGGCAATGTTTGGCAGGGGCTTTTTCTTCTACTACTACTACTATTTATATATATATCTATCTCTCTCTCTAATAATTCTGGCATTTCCAAAATGGCGCTGGGCTTTTTGGTATCTTTACTATGTAAATGTTCCTACTAGTAGGAATTTCCGTCCGTTCGTCTGGTAGAGCGCCATCCCAAAAAACGCCAAACGCACCCCGCAGAAATTAGACTTAGTTAGACTTTTTTGTGGGCAACGCAACTCAGCGTCAACATCCACTCACCTCTATTATCGTTTCACCGTTCCTATCGCTTAGAGAACATGGCTGGAACGCCTTAGACTGTTTAGGAACACTAATGGACTTCTGGTACACTACCACAACACTCACCCTTAACAATGTAAAGGAACCTGCATGGACACCAAGCACACACCCCTGAGCGCCGACCTCGGCGACCTATTTGCAACCCTGCACGACATACCTGATGATGTACGAGCCAGCGCCTTGCAGTCCAGCGAGATCATGCAGAAGAACCGTGAGCTGGAAGACAGCGGCCAGCGTGAGACCGATGCACAAGCCCAAGAGCGCGAAGACCGCAACCAACTGGCGCGGCGCTCGAACATGGTCAGCAAATTCTTTGAGCCTGACCGCAAGCTGGCACTGTACAAACTGAAGAAGATGGCCGTGGGCGAATACCTCGTGGTGCACATGGTCGATGCCAACAACCTGCGCGTGGCTTGCAGCTATCAGCGAACCAACTTCGACAAAGCCTTCATCACCAACCGATTCGAATACAACAAACGCGCCTACCTTGAGATCAAGCGGGTCGAATAACTGGTGGCCCGTGGGGCCGCAAACCCCCAAAACTGGGCCTTCCCAACTTGACAAGGTACCTTTACTGTGTTAAGATATACCCAATTAGTCGAGGTATCGCCCTCGAATGGTGTAGGCAAGTTTCCTACCCGTAGGAAGTTCTTTAAAAACATCTTATACACACCTGACCCCAATCAGGTAAACAAAACCGCCGCTGTAAATACAGAAGCTGGCACATGGGTTCATTCCATCAATGTTCAGCGAGAAGGCGTGCCGTAGTCAGTCGGCCTTGGTGTGTGGTAACAGCACATCAAGAAAAGCAATACAAGCGACAAAACAAAATGTAAACCGAGCGCATACTGGTTATGAGACAGTACAGCGGACAACAATACACAACTGTATTCAACGTGAGGCTGGTTATGAGACAGCCTTGCGGTGCATACCGCACCACCCTGCCAACGGCAGGGGAATCCATCGCAACTGAAGGGAATCCAAATGCACTACCACAACCTGATCTGCACCTGCTGTTATGCCGAGCGTGTGCCACCAGCACGCGCCAAGCTGGGCTTTCGAACCTGCATGACCTGCGGCGAGAAGCTGGCCAAAGCACAGAAGCACACCATCGTGCCAATGCCCAAGAGCAACTACATCGTGGTGACCGACCACGCCCTGCTCAAAGGGCTCAACTCATCCCATAAGGGTGGGACAACCTAACTTCCTACCCGTAGGAAAAACATCTTTATCGCAACTGAAAGGGGAATCCAAATGGAATACATCGAACACGGCTACAACGCCGATGATATGGAAAACATCTTTAACCAAGCCGCTCGCATCCTGCGCACCGCACGGGTAGACCGCCGATATGTGTGGTCTGAGTACCAACAGCGCCACCTATTAGGTGAGCCGTATATCGCACGACCAGCACGTGCATGGCACCAACGTGAGCAAGAACGCTATCCACTGCACCCCATCGTGCGTAAGGCTTTGCGTATGTCACGGCCTGACGATTGGCAACTGTTGCTCTTGCAATGGCCGCATGAATCCACGACTGACACCACCCGCTTGGCCTACACACGGGACGAGCGTAGTGGCGAGGCTGACCGTCAGGTAGTCACATCCATCGGCAAGTACCTACGTGCGCACTTCACCATGCTGCCTGACCATGCACTGCGTGACTTGGTTGCGTTGCATAGCAACAGCGACATGAAGTTCGTACACACCACAGCGGAAATGCTCTACCACCTGCTCAAAGGCCCACGCTCGTGCATGGTGTGGGGCGCTGACGCTGGCCGTCACCCCTACGAAACCTATTGCCCAACCTTGGGCTGGCACATGGCTGTGCGTATCTATGACGGCGACACCGTGGGTCGTGCGCTGTGCAACACCGACCAGCATGGCAACAAGTATTTCGTCCGCACCTACAAGAAAGACCCGCATGGTGGGTATAGCAACGCTGACGAGACGCTGGCCGCATGGCTCAAGGCTCAGGGGTATGCACATTGTGGTGGCTATGCGTGGGGCACCAAGCTCAAGTACGTATCACGTGGCCGCAACCCCGAAGATTTCCTCGCACCGTATCTCGATGGCTGCAACCAAGAGGTTGACATTGAGTTCGTAGATGGCAAGCCTGTGGGTTTGTTCATCGCTGACTGCGGTGACTACACCTGCAACCAAACTGACGGCACGACTGAGGAAGCTGGCAGCGAGGAATGTGAGGACTGTGGCACCCGCTTCGATGATGGTGACGGCTACTGGGTTGGCGCAGACGAGGACAGCCATGTGTGTTCATCGTGTGTTGACAACAACTACCGCTATGCGTACAGCCGACACGGTTACCAACGCTACATCCACGAGGACAACGTTGAGTGGGTCGAGGGCTGGGATGAATACGTAGACACCGACTATCTCGATGACAACAGCCTCGTGCGCCTTGATAACGGTGACCTGTGCGCCGAAGATGACGCCGTGTGTATTGACGGTGATTGGTATGCCACTGACGATGATCGTGTCTGCTACTGCGAACACGACAGCGAGTACCGCCTAGTCAAGAACTGTGTGCAACTGCACGATGGTGAGTGGGCGCATGAGGATGACGCATGGAAATGCTACGCCACATCCGACTACTACCTATACAGCGAAGTCGAGCCTGTGACTGTGGATGGTGAGACATACCACCCTGACGATGCACCTGAGCAAGACGAAGCCAGCGAAACCGCTGAGTAATTCCTACACGTAGGACTTTTTAATTTAACCGCAACTGGAAACTATCATGACATTCAACAAACACTCTATCCTCTATACAACTCTCGCTCGTGGCCTGTCTATGAAGCGACCACACAATACACCTAGCGTTGACTTCTTTACGCAATGGCTGTGGCAAGAGTTACCTGTGCATCTCGCTGAACGTGCGTTCCTCGATGACTGCGACAACCTGCACGTAGACAATCGACACGATGGTGACAGCCGTACCTTGTTCATCTCACACGTTGACACAGTGCATCGTGAGGTAGGTGCTAACAAGATTCGCAAGACCGATACACATTGGCACGCGAATGGCGCACCACTCGGCGCAGATGACGGCGCTGGCTGTGCAATGCTCATGCACCTGATTCACAATGACGTGGCTGGCTATTACATCTTCTCGCAGGGTGAGGAATGTGGCGGCATCGGTGCCAAGCATATCGCCGAGCATCACGCTGACCTACTGGGTGAGTTCGACCGAGCCATTGCCTTTGACCGCCGTGGTATCGACAGCGTTATCACACACCAAGGGTGGGGTCGTTGTTGCTCTGATGCGTTTGGCCAAGCACTAGCTGACGCATTGAACGCAGACGAGCGCATGATGTATCTGCCTGACGACAGCGGTGTCTATACCGACACAGCCGAGTTCGTTGACATCATCCCCGAATGCACCAACATATCGGTAGGCTACGCCCGTGAGCATAGCGAACACGAGTCCCTCGACATTCAACACTTCATTGCATTGAGTGAAGCTGTGCTCAACATCAAGTGGGACAAACTTCCTACGAGTAGGAAAGCTGGTGAGGTCGAGGACAAGTACCAAGGCTCTGCGTTCGGCAAGAAGAACTGGTGGCTTTCTTCGTATGACGATGACATGCTTGGCACGGGCATCTTGCAAGACGCGTTGACTGACGCAGAGTTCGGTTGGCCTGACGAGTTGTTGTGGATGGCCGCTGAGTCTGTGTACCCCGAAGACCCTGAGTTCGCGTTGAAGTTCCTCGACAAGAAGAAGATCACGCCCAAGGCTATCAAGCGTTGGCAAGCACTCGCCGAGACGCACGACATGGACAGCGTGTTGTGTACTGTGTTCGATACCTTGCACATGCCACAGTGATATGGCAAAAGTAATTGTTCCAGCTAGGAAGCAATGGGTGGTAATCAGCATTGCGTACGATGAGTTCGCAAACCACTCTTGCATCCGCATTGGCTACACCACAACGACAAAGACACACGTGGAATACATGGCGTTCGTTGAACCTGATGGCACTTGGATGATGAGCAAGAAAGACTACAACCGCACGAATACTTGGCGTGAGGTCAACGGCGTGTGCGAAGAAGCCGAGCCTGTATTCAAAGCCGCGCTAACCAAAGCGCAGGCGCTGGCCATACTGAAAGGATGACTATGGGACACCCAACAAAAACCATACACCTGTCGGGCACGATGTGGGTGGAGCGTACTTCACATGGGTTGAGCATCTATCACCCCAACGTACCGTTTGCACACGCAAGTATGTTCATCGAGAACAGCGCACCAAGGTTAGTCATCTGCAAAGACGCACCGCGCCCATTCCGCATCGAGGTACAAAAGCATCTCGACAAACTGAAAACCATTTTGATTCTTGGGGGGTAACGTGAAGCTCGAATACGACATGTCGCAAGACGCTGAGTACGTGGACATATGGGTGCAGTTCTCAGTACGTAAACGCGAGTGGGAGATGCACCTGTATCGGGACAAAGAGACGTTGGCTATCAGCGCACCGATGTACCAATACTCGCCGAACACCACCGAACCATTCGAGGAAGTGCCACGGCTACCGAAGCGGGTGCAAGCCTACTTCGATGCGGCATTGCCCAAGGCGAGGGTGCTACTCATACTGGGTAGCAACTGATGAGTGACTTCAAATGGGGCAAGCTGAGCGTATATGTGTACGACAAAGACAACTACGTGCGCATCTACTACTGGAAGAAGATGACGATGTACAGCGCACATTACACGCTCAACAGCGACAACTCGCTGAACGAGAGCAACCAAGGCAAGACCTTGCTACCCGCTGAGATGTGGCACGAAGTGGCCAAGCACAGCGACAAGATCATCACTTACCTAATGTTAAAAAGGAAATGACATGGAAATCTCAATCACAGAAATCGTGCTGTTCACATGGGCAGCATTGGCAACAGGCTTCGCGCTCAAGTATCGCGACGAAGAACAAAAGACACGATTCTTCTTGAAGGTGTTGATCGAAGACGAGTCAGCACGTAACAAGATGGTGCAAGCGTTCGAAGATTTCAAAAAGAAAGTAGGGGCATGACATGGGCGCAGACATTCACCTGTACGCTGAGAAGCGATTGAAGAACGGCGAGTGGGCGACTGTGCAAACCTTTGCACCAGCATCACGCATAGCATTTGGTATGGACGGCGACCGTAGTTGGTCAAGCGCGCTGTTCTGGCAAGTAGAAGGTAGGTTCTACCGATTGTTTGCCAAGCTAGCTGGCGTGCGTGGTGAGGGCCCTGCGCCAAGGGGTATACCACCAGATGCGTCGCCCCTATACACGCAGTACGTCACTGAGTGGCGAGGGGATGGGCATAGCCATTCGCATTGTTTAGCGCCTGAGTTTGTAGCCAAGTACATCGAGGCCGTTGATGAACAGAACGATGAAACGATAGGCCACCTGCAAAAGCAATACGCAAAGGATGTGCTGGAGTATGGGGCTAACCGTGCTGTTCTTCTATTTCTAGAAACCTATTGTGGGGTGAACGTGCGCGAAGAAGATGACGCCACTGACTTCCGATTCGTTTTCTTCTTCGACAACTAAGGAACCAACATGAACGACATGAACCACATGATTAACGTACCTGACCGAGCCGAGCCTGTACCTGAGTGGGAGCTTGAGCCCGACAACGCGCTGTTCGTATCGCATGGGTATTGGTGCGAAGTGAAGCGGCACCCTGAGCTTGGCCACCTATGTGGCTACGTATACATGGGCGCACATCATCCGCTGGCTAGTGAGACTGAGCCTGACTTAGCTGTGCATGGTGGCATCACATTCAACAGCGGCACGAAGATGGGCTTCGACTGCGGCCACGCAGGTGACATATCACCGTACCTGCACACGAGGTATAGCTTCAGCAATCCCGGCTACTCCGAGGTGTACCGCAACATGGCGTTCGTCAAGGCACAGCTTGAGAACCTAGCCGCACAGCTACGCGCTGTTGACCCCATCACGGACATTCAATCGAGGGAGATACCCAATGAGTAACTCATGCTTGCAATGTAAGTTCCTGTTCACACGTGACACAGGCTATTCAAACTACACGGTAGAAGATACCGAGATGCACTGCGTGTTGAAGCTGAACCCCAAGCTACCTGCTGAGATACCTGACGAGGTGCGTGGGTACAACGGTAACTACGACTATGTGTGGATGACACCAGCCAACGACAAGTGGCACGCTACTAAGGACAGCAGGTGTGACAAGTACCAGCACAACGACGAGGCGTATATCCACATTGACTGTGATGGTGATGACATCATGACTATCAAGGCCGCTGAAGATCACTTCTTCAGGACGGGCGATGGTATGCAGCTACGTATCAGTAAGTATTTCGGTGCTGACTATACGGAGGCACCCGATTGGATGAAACCCTAAACATACTTGACACAACCAACTTTATGATGTAAACTTCATCATGTAAACAAATTAACTGGAGAAACTTCTATGACAAACGCAAACAACTCACGCACCGTGAACCAAGTAACAAACCCTACTCTCGCCGCATCTACTGCGCCTGAGATTGTCAAACGTACCATCGAGCAGGCGCTGCGCCTACTGGCTGTGGCTGGTACTGAGTACATCATTCGCTTGAGCGATGGCACGACTATCACGCAGGGTTCTTTGGAACTGGTGGCCGCCAAGCCCCCCAAAAAAGAAGCCAAACGCCGCGCTTTGAAAATGCCATACGGTTCGATGCGCAACGCAGTCTTGCCTTACGTTGAATGCCTCAAGGTTGGTGATGTGGCCGAGATTGGCTTGACCCCTGAGATGATTATGTGTGACGTGAATCTGCACGACTTGCTCAGTACGGTGTCCAACGCTGCGGCCAAGTGCTTCGGCAATGACTCGCACAAGGTGTGCACCAACAAGACCACGAACAAGATCGAAATCTTGCGCACTGCTTAATCCTACCGGTAGGAAATCATGAAACATAAATCACTCTCGTCGAGTGCGATGCTGCTCGACTTAAACATCTCTGTGTACACAGGGCGCAAGCAAGACAAGGCAACAGCCAACGAGGTTAGCTTGGCCAAGGGCGCACGTGCTTCAGCTACATCGGTTCACAAGAATCTGTTTGCTGAGGACGATGACCTAGCCGCGATCAATTCGTACGCTGGCTTGGTGCGCACATGGTTGTATCAGGTGACTCTGCCGTGGTCAGACACAGGCACACGCTTGGTACCAACCAAAGCGTTCTTCGACATTAGCCACGAGCTGAATCAGCACGAGCAACAGTTCAACGCGCTTGTGGATAGGTTTGTGAATAACTACTCGACAAAGGTAGCAGCACAGGCTTTCAAGCTGGGAAAACTTTTCGATTCGAAAGAGTACCCTGACGCGTCAGACCTCCATAAGAAGTTTGCCCTACGCTACCACTTCACACCTGTGCCTGAGTCTGGTGACTTCCGTGTAGACATACCTGCCGAGGCCGCACAGCAGCTCAAGGACAAGTTCGAAGCGACCATGCGTGACCGCCTTGAGGATGCCATGATCGAGCCGTGGGATAGGTTGTATCTAGAGATCACCCACATCCGCAACAAGATGGTGCCCAAAGAAGATGGCAAGCCATCGAAGTTGTTTGCATCCATGCTTGAGAACGCCCTGCGTTTGTGCGAGACATTGAAATCGCTTAACGTGCTGGACGACCCCAAGCTAGAAGAAGCACGACGACAGCTTGAGCTGTCATTAGAGAACGTAGACATCAAATCCCTACGTGAGTCCCCTGAGCTACGTGAGTCAGTCAAGACAAAGATGAATGACCTCGTAGAAAAATTCCAACTTGAAATCTAACCAACTGAAAGACTACTATGCAAGCTCACATGAACTACAACGAGACCGTTGACTTTATCTCCGCCACTGGCGCTGACGTGACCACTATTGTTGAGGGCCACATCGGTTCTGGTAAATCATCTTTGATCGACATGGTGGCCAAGCGTTTCCCTACGCACCGCAAGATGTACCTCGACATGACTGTGATGCACGAGGGTGACTTCCGTGTACCTGCTGTTGACCACGCAACCAAGTCATCTGAGTTCTACCCCAACGCTTCGCTGGGTATGCACGACAACACGCCTGTCGTCCTCATGCTGGACGAGATGGGTAAGGCATCCAAGCCTGTGAAAGATGCGGCCCTACCTCTGCTGGTTGAGCGCCGCTTGGGTAACCAATACCTGCACCCTGACAGCATCGTGTTTGCAACGACCAACCTAGGCTCTGAGTCTGTGGGCGATACGTTCCAAGCACACCACCGCAACCGCCTATCATTCGTGAAGATGGCCAAGCCTACCGCTAAGGAATGGATTGACGACTACGCATCACTCAATGGCGTGGCACCTGAGATCATCATGTGGGCAGGTGAGCGCCCCGAGGCGTTGGCACCGTTCGATCACTACCAAGACCCGAACGACAACCCATACATCTTCCACCCCAAGGCACAACGCACTGCGTTCGTGACACACCGCTCGTTGACACAGGCCAGCAAGATCGTGAACAACCGTCATCGCTTCACCAACAACGCGCTTGAGGTGGCACTGATCGGCACCATCGGTGCGCCAGCTACCGTTGACTTGCAAGCGTGGATTGCTATGGGTGACTCGTTGCCCAAGCGTGCCGAGATTCTTGCTGACCCTGAGAACGCCAAGATGCCTAAGGAAATCGCAGGCAAGATGATGCTGACTCACCAAGCGTTGAACTGGGTTGAGGAAGGCACACTCGATGCGTGGATGGATTACATGGCACGTATGCCCAAGGAAATGCAAGCGTTGTTCTGCACCACTGCTATCAAGAAAGACAGCAAGGCGTTCGTGCTCGACAACAGCAAGTTCACGGGCTTCGCTATCCAGAATCAATACATGTTCGTGTGATGCCATGAACGAGAAAGATAACAACAAAGCGAACGCCGCCATACTGTTGTCTGCGGATGAAGCCGTCGAGAAGAAGATTCTCGCCGTGCTTCTGAAGAACCCACAGCTAATACAAAACGCGCTCGATACCCTTGAGCGGGAGCGTATGGCGTATCAATCACAGCAGTATCAGAACAGTCTGGCGCAGTCGATGATGAACACCAAGAATCAAATGGCACAGCAGATATACAACTCGCAGTTTGCCAGCAACACATCTGGTCAGATAGCTAACAACCAGAATGCAATTCAACCCCTACCTTGGAAGGGCTCACGATGACACCAGAAGAAAAGCAAAAGGCTGATGCGTGGATGCTGTTGAAAGACGGCGACGTTGTGACTGACCGTATCCACGCAGCTATGGCGGCGGTGTTCGATCGCCCCGAGGTTTGCAGTTGGGTATCAGGCAAGCTGGTTGACGCAGAGCTTAAAACCATGCGCACACCACTCAAGCATTACTTTGAAGACCAATTGCAACGTAACCTGCGCTTGATACTGGCTGATGGTGTGGGTAGCGAAGTACAGCGGCTCCTCGGGCCGATGGTTGACGAAGCTGTGAAGCGACACGCCGAGCAGGTAAGCAAAGACTTAGCCGAACTCAAGAAACTCAGATCGAAAGGGCCGATAGGCCGGAGGTAATATGAACTTAACACCACAACAGCGACTCGAACGCGCTCACGTGTCACTCATCCGTGACCCTGAGTACATGATGCTTGCTGGCATCATCATGTATGGCAAAACCGAAGTGGTCGATGACCCTGCGGTGACCGCATGTACCGATGGCGTGAACACCAAGTACAGCCAACAATTCATTGCTACCTTGTCTGACCAAGAGCTGATGGGTTTGGTGTTGCATGAGAAGATGCACTGCGCGTTTAAGCACACGTTCATCTGGCGCTGGATGTATAAGGAAGACCCCATGCTTGCGAACATGGCGTGTGACTTCGTTATCAACCTGCCGATCAACGACCGCTACCTCAAAGATCGTTTCGTCAAACTGCCTGATGGTGGTTGCCTCGACGAGCAGTACCGTGGCATGGACGCAGGTGAGGTGTTCCGCAAGCTCAAGCAACAGTACCCCAACGGTGGCAGCTCCGCAGGTAAGTCTGGCAATGCAGGCTTCGACCAACACGATTGGGACAGCACCGAAGACATGACACCTGATGAGGTGGATGAGCTGGCCCGCACGATTGACGGCGCGTTGCGTCAAGGCGGCATCCTTGCATCCAAGGCTGGCGTGAACGTTGACCGCGCCCTACTCGACATGCTGGAGCCTAAGGTTGATTGGCGTGAGGCGTTGCGTGAGTTCATCACGAACAGTAAGGTTGGCGACGACTACTCAAGCTATCGTCGTATCAATCGACGTTTCCAAAGCCAAGACCTGATGTTGCCCACAACCTTCAGTGATCGCATCTTCCGCATCGCGGTGGGCGTAGACACGTCTGGCTCTATTGGCAACAAGGAACTGGCTGCTTTCTTGTCCGAGGCGCAATCAATTTTTGATTCTGTGAAGCCTGAGATGGTCGATCTGATTTACTGGGGGCACAACGTTGCAGCACACGAAACCTATGACGAAGCCGCGCTATCAACACTGCGCGAATCCACTAAGCCTAAAGGTGGCGGCGGCACCGACCCCGAGTGCATGTCTGCCTATCTCAATGAGCACAATATCAAACCCGACTGTATCGTCATGCTTACAGACGGTGAAGTCTTCGGAAGCTGGGGCACCGATTGGCCTGCGCCAATACTCTGGTGTATCGCTGACAACCGACATATCACCGCTGCTAACGGCGTTACCGTTCATATGTGAAGGAAAGAAATTGCAACGACACCCAGACTACCTATACCGAGTAATGCGCAAACCAAGCGGGCGCTGGTCGCTGACGTGCTACCTTGAGAACACGACAGACACGATCGGCCCCAGTGCTACGTTCACGGACGAGGCGTTGCCCGATTGGGTACGCAAGGATGTGGCATTGCTCAGTATGGTTGACCCTATGGGTGAGATTAAATCCATCGGCCACCGCATCGGTGACGCGTACTGGCTGGTGTCTGAGAACAGCAAGCATCTTGTGAAGAAGCGTAAGGTCATCATTGACATGGCACAAGACAAGATGAGTGCTTTCTATGACGGCACTGGGGACCCAACCCAAGGCAGATTTTTTGGAGAGATTAAATAATGTTTAACCGTATCTACACAATCATCAAGACGCGAGTCAAGCGTAGGCTGCTCGTCGCTATCTATAAGAAGCCCAAGGTTGTACGTGCATCGACACGTGAACGTGCCCAGCACTACATCGACAACCACGGTTGCCCTACGACACGGTGCTTCCCACGCACAACAGACGATGCGTTCCGCCATCTAGGTGACGGCATGGAATCGTTCTACCCACCTGAGCAACGCTGGCAAGACAAGGCGTACTTGGCTATCGGTGTGTGCATGTGGATATTTATCGGTGTCTATATGTGGAGGACGTGGAAATGAAACATCTCATTGCCCTCACCCTAATTGTGTTCATTGGCTACTTCGGTTGGTACTACCTGCCGAGCGAGGCCAAGGACGCTTTGCGTAAGTTCCGTGGCACACATCTGTTCAAGGTGGTGGCATTGTTCTTACTCGTATGGCTGGCGTTCATGACGCAAGCTACTTTTGGTTCCGGAAAAATCTTTTAAGGAGAGATACATGAAACGACTTTTAATCGCATTCGCCGCTGTCTGGCTGACAGCATGTTCACAAATCGACACGGGCAACATCGGTGTGGAATCCACGCTGGGTCAGGTCAAGCATGAGACCATGCCGCCGGGCGTGTACTTCACCATGTTCAAACGTGTGACCGAGGTATCTGCAAAAGAACTCTTGCTGAAGTTCGACGACATGAAGCCGCAGACAAGCGACAAGATCACACTGTCTGACTTGGACGTGGACATCTACATTCAGATCGACCCAAGCAAAGCTGCGGACATCATGACCCGCTGGCCGGGCGACGTAACCTATGAGAAGGGCGAAGACGGCGCACGCATCGGTATGAACTATGTGACCCGCCAAGCACGTGAGAACATCTACAACACGGTGACCAAGTACGGCTCTGCCACGGTACACACTGAGCGCACGTCAATCGCTGCCGATGTGGTCAAGCAGTTGCAGAAGGACCTCGACGAGTCAGCAGGTAAGGGCTGGTTCTTTGTGCGTAGTGCCAACGTGCGTAACCTCGTGACCGACCCCGCACTTGAGAAGGCCATCATGGAAGCGGCCAACCGCCAATTCCAGATCAACGCCAAGCAGAAGGAAGTTGAGTTGGCCAAGGCCGAAGCCGAGCGTATGCGTGTCGAGGCTCAGGGTGTAGCCGATGCAATCCGTATCAAGGCATCTGCCGTGTCAGCACAGGGCGGCCAGCAGTTCGTTGACCTCGAAGCCATCAAGAAGTGGGACGGCAAGCTGCCTGCCACTATGTCGGGCAACGCCACGCCATTCATTCACGTGAAGTGATGTTTCTACGGGAGCTGCCCGAAGGGGCGAGATTCATGCTCAAACGTACAGGCCAACGGTTCACGTTCCTCGGGCGCTACCTGTGGAAGAACAAATGGCGGTACGTCTGCCAACTAGAGGGGGAGGGTCTCAGCACCCTCCACCATTCATGCCATGTAAAACCAATCATCAAAGGGGAATCAAATGTCACGCATCACCAAATGGGATAAAGAGGCAATCGTCCGCGCCATCATGAATGATGTGCCGGTACCAGACAAGAAGAAGCGCAGGGAGGAACTGCAAGCCGCCATCGTCAAGGCCATGTCACCTGAGTGCCGCAAGCTGTACAAGAAGGCACCGCACGCGTTACGCACCCACCACTTCGGCGATTTGATATACGACGGGTGTAGCTGGGGTACGCGGGATGTGGTCATCGGGGATGTTGAAACCAAGACCCTTGACCAGCTCAAGCAGAAATACCACGACGAAGACAAGGCGCGGCAGAACGCACGTGACTCGCTCAAAGCTGCTGTCATGGCATGTACCACTATCAAACAACTCAACGACCGACTGCCCGAGTTCAAGAGCTACTTCCCGACGATTGAGAAACCGATCACCACACTACCAGCCCTTGCAAATGTTGTGGCTGACTTGAGCAAGTTGGGTTGGCCTAAAGGTAAAGAGGTGGCACAATGAAAGAACTTAAAGAGATGACGCTGTGCGTCACGCCGTTCATTGTGTCGGCGGCATTGGTGTATCCATTTATGGCTATCGTAGGTGCCAACTTCGACCCATTCATGTGGGCTCGGGAAGACCGCATGTTCTACGCTATCAGCACTGGGTTGTTTGGCTGGGCGCTGTTCTTGCGAATCAGCTATGTGAGTAAGGAGGAAAGATATGCAACAACAATTTAAAGACGATTTAAAAGCCGCGTGGCAAGCCACCGTACCGACACTTAAAAGCATCGCTATCTTTGTGGTGGGCGCAACCACCGCAATCACATGGGTGCTGATGGTGCTCTGGCAACTCTGCACGAACTTCTGGGTAGGGATGCTGATGATCGGTATCTCTATCGTGGTCGGCATGTTGGCTATCAACTACTTGCGCGTAGTAGGTGCTCGTAAGGATGCTGCCGAAAACGAGGCGTATTGGGCAGAACGCCGCAAGGCAAGGGGCTACTGATGGACAGCAATGACACACGCTTCTGGGTATTCCTACTCGTGTGCTGCTTCCTATTCGCTGGTGACCCAGACGTGTGGGATGTGCTGCATAGCAAAGCAATGAGTATGGGGACCTGCAAATGATCGAGAACGTAGCACTGATGGTGCTTCTCATGGCGCTGGGCTGCGGTGTGCTGGTAGCACTGCTGTGGGGCTTCTTCTACTGGATGGAATTTCAAAATGACTAAAGATGAAATGTCTACGCTGTTGCGTAGCGTTGGCTGTGACGAGAACACAGTGACTGCGATGGAGAACGCCTACGAGATGGGCTTTGAATACGGCGCTCGTGCTCACACACATCTGCAAGGTGCGGTTGAAGCTGCACGTGATGTGTGCAAGTACCTCGACCACGACAAGGTGGAAGATGCCAAGGCACACACTGAGTTCTATTGGGACCACTTGGATAAGCTGAGGGACATGCAATGACAGACTTATTTTTGATGGTGACTATCCCTGCCTCTGTAATGCTGGTCATGCTGGTGATTCACTTGGTTGAACACCGTGACAAATGCCGCCACAAGTGGACCAAGTGGGATGACCCCGAGAACACAGGCGTCAACGTCATTCAGCGGCGTTCATGTGAGAAGTGCAATCTGCAAGAGTCACGCGTCATGATCGCCAACGCATCTATAGAATTTTGTGAGGAACGACATGACGTGGCCATTTCCACCCCACCCACCGATACCGTGGACCAAAAAGCAGGAGCGTGATTACGCTACCCAACAACGACAACAATTACCGGAGAGCCCCCTATGAGACCCGAGCTGACCTTTGAAGAGTTCTGCACCCAACGTATGGATTTGGTGATGCACATCTCTGGCGACAAAGAACACTACCTGCATCGTTTCAATAAAGAAACGGGCGTCAACAAAGTCATCGTCACCCCCGTGAAAAAGAACCGTGATTTTGGTAAGCCGTCAGTCATTTACTACATCGCTGATGACCCTACCAACTACGACACGCCCGACCAAATCTACGTGGCCTACATGAAGAAAGTGTGTGGTGTCGAATGAGCCTAACAACATATGACCCCATCAAAGGATGCTTCGTTTTGAAACCTGAACAACCACCCATCATCAATGCTTTCCACCCTGACTACGTGAAGACGTACATGCCAGAGTTCTTGAGCAGCATCCGCCTCGAAGCCACACAGAAAGCCAACGGTGTTATTCAAGGTGGTAAAGCCAAGGCTGCGCGTGAAGCAGTAAACAAGGCAGCGTTCACCGTCGTCACAAATGCCAAGCACCCCATCCGTGCAGCACACCTGCACCGACCCAACTTGGCACCGACCGAGTTCCATATTTTCAACAAGGCGGGTATGCCCAAGGGGGTGAAGAAATGACGCACTACAGCGAAGCAGGTAAGGGTGATGACCAACGCCCGACCAACCACAAGAACTACAGCAAGGGCTACGACACAGTTGATTGGTCAGCCGTAGAGGTGACGTGCCCACAGTGCGGCGTGAAGTTTATGTTGTCGTCTAAATACCCATCGGACCACGTATGCAAGAAAGAAAACCCATCGGCCTAAGCGTGCCACACCGAAGCCCAGAACAGATACGCGCCCAACTTGAGAAGCGCGTTGAAGAGCTGGAATCTAAGGTGCGCCAGCTCGAAGACATCATTCGCAAACTTGATAGGGCCGCACTCGTGCGGAAGACACGATGAGAAAGAAAAGCAAATACAAATCCAAGGGTGTGCGCCCCGACTTAGTTAACTGGGTGCTGTCTGGCCTGAAGCCGATGAACAGCGTGACGCTGACGACCGACCTACGTATCAAGAACCACTCTGCGATGGACACCCTACGTAGAGGTGACGCGACGCGCAACGAGATCGACGTGCTGATTGGCATGATGAACATGACGGAAGCCTACACACGACTGCGCCCTGAGTTCGGTAAGGATTGGGCGGTGGAAATACGTGAGGCACAAGACGCGCTCTACGCGGTGGCTAGACGCGGGGTTGAGTCCGGCAGGTTCATCCTTAAAGCCAGTGAGTTGAAGGCGCTCAACCTTGTCATGGAGTTGCATGATGAACAGCTCAACCTGTCTACCGTGCGCGACATGGAGAAGGCGATGGACATCATCAACCTTGAATTTCAGAACCGCTTGATGCGACCTATTGTTGAAAGGCAACCAGCATGAAGAAGATTCGCAAAGCTATGTGGGCGGTGACCCGCAAAGGGCGCTTAGTCAGGAACAGCTACGGCCTGTACATCATGTTCGACAAGAAGACAGATGCGCAGAACTTCGCTCTCCCTGATCTCGGCATATTGAAAGTAACCATAACCATCCAACCAACTGAAGGACTACAAAGATGATACCTACCAACGCACAAATTGAAATGTTCCCTGAGTTCACACCAGAGGAAGAAGAGGCGATGAAAGCCTTGGCTGATAAGATGAGCCTGATGGCAGAAGCTGCCGAGAAAGGCATGAAGTTTGACGGCGGCAAGCTCGACTACACACTCGTGCCGTGGGACGGCATGGACGAAGTGGTCAAGGTGCTAGAGTTCGGCGCAAAGAAATACGCACGTGACAACTGGAAGCATGTTGAACATGCAGAGACACGCTACCTCGCCGCCGCGTTCCGCCACATCATCAAGTACAACGAAGGCGAAGCCACTGATAAAGAGACAGGCTTGTCTCACCTTGCACATGCCACATGCTGCATGTTGTTCTTGCTCTCACTAGGAAAACAAAAATGAATAACGTAATGGTCGATTTAGAAACATTGGGTAACGGTAGCAACTCTGTCATCATCGCCCTTGGCGCGGTTGAGTTTGACCACGCGACGGGTGAGTTGGGGCGAGAGTTCTACGAGAACATCGACGCACAGAGCTGCGTGGATTTTGGATTACAGATGGACGTCAGCACCGTGATGTGGTGGATGCAGCAGTCAGATGAAGCCCGTGCTGCGTTCAAGAAGAGCGGCGTATCCCTGCCGGTTGTGCTCTCGGGGTTTGAGCGCTGGCTACCACACGACGCCGTGGTGTGGGGCAATGGTGCTTCATTCGATAACGTCATCCTGTCTAACGCGTACCGCAAGACACATGGAGAACAGCCTTGGAAGTTTTGGAACGATCGCTGCTACCGCACGTTGAAGACCCTGCGCCCTGACATCCCGTTCGTCCGTGGGGGTACGCACCACAATGCGTTAGATGACGCGAAGACACAAGCCGTACACGCAATCGCAATCCTGCAAGCATTGGAGAAATCAAATGGCACTGACACCCGAAGCGAAAGTTAAACGCGATGTTGCAAAGATGCTCGACAGGCACAACGTCTACTACTTCTTCCCCCCAGCCAATGGCTATGGTCGTCAAGGAATTCCTGACATCATCTGCTGCATACATGGACACTTCTTGGCCATTGAATGTAAGGCTGGCAAAGGAACCACAACTGTCTTGCAAGACCGCGAGATAGCCAAGATCGTGCAGAACGGTGGTACCGCTATGGTGGTGAACGAAAACAACCAAGACGAACTGCAAAACTTACTTAACAAATTGGAGGGGTTATATGTCTGAACTTAGTGACTTCACAAAACTCGTGCTGGCACGTCTTGAAACCAACCCTGACGAGTTTCAAATGAACGGGCGTTGGGATACGTTAGTACGTGGGTTGGAAGCCTACGCCATTGACGAGACTGAAAACCGCTATCACCGCACGCTTTGGGCATTGACTGAACATGAACGCGTCACACTACTTGAGGCGTACCGCAAGGCGTACTTGGCACGTCTGCACAAAGACATGTTGAAGAACATCGTGTCTGGTAACGACCTCGGCCCAAGCCCCGAGCAAACATTCCAAGCTGGATTAGGTAAGCAAGCCTCACAAGGTATCTTGCGCGGCACTAGCCCAAGCACTGTGCTGACCACATCGGCGATGCAGCAGCAGACCTTGGCAACATTGAACAGCGCGTTCGATACGGTGTACGCCAAGACCGAAGGCCAGCCGGTACAGATGGCAGATACCAACACAGCGTACAAGTACGTGGCCAAGGACCAGCGTGAGAAGCTGAATAAGATTCTCGTCACGCATACCGACCACGTGATGGCCAAGAAGATGGGCATGACCGTGCAGGAATACATCAAGCGCAGGGACGCTCTATGACACACCTCATCACAATCGACTTCGAGACGTACTATGACCAAGAGTACAGCCTGAGCAAGATCAGCACTGAGGAGTACGTGCGTAGCCCGAACTTCGAGACCATTGGCTTTGCCTACAAGATCGACGACGGCATCACGCGCTGGGTGACAGGTACGGGGCCTGAGATCGAAGCTGCCTTGGCCATGCTGCCTTGGTCTGACTCACTTGTGCTGGCTCACAACGCCATGTTCGATGGCGCGATTCTGTCGTGGCTGTACGGCATCAAACCCAAAGGCTGGCTAGATACCATGTCGATGGGCCGCGCTCTGCACGGTGTGGATGCCAGCGTATCTCTGGCCAACATGTCGTTGCGCTACGGTGTGGGGGAAAAGGGCACCGAGGTGAACGACGCCAAGGGCAAACACCTCCGCAACTTCACACAGATGGAGCTGCACAACTACGGTCAGTATTGCCGCAAGGACGTTGAGCTGACGTACCTCATCTTCAACAAGATGATGGCTGCTGGGTTCCCTAAGATGGAACTCAAGCTGATTGACCTGACCCTGAGCATGTTCATCCACCCCGTGTTGAAGCTCGATACCAAGAGCCTTGAGATGCACTTGGCTGACACCGCCGCGCAGAAGACCAACCACCTAGTCAACGCTTTGCAGTCCATCGGGCACAAAGAGTTGGCGGTCAAGCACATTTTGGGTGACGAGGAAACCAAGGCCACGGTGCGCAAGACGTTGATGAGCAACCCACAGTTTGCTGAGATGTTGAAAGGTTTGGGCGTGAACCCCCCGCTCAAGATCAGCATGACCACAGGCAAAGAGACGTGGGCGTTTGCCAAGACGGACGAAGGCTTCAAGGCTTTGCTGGAGCATCCCGACACACGGGTGCAGGCATTGTGCGCAGCTCGTCTGGGCACTAAATCCACGCTGGAAGAGACCCGCACCCAGCGGTTCATCGACATCTCAAAGCGCGGGCCGTTCCCCATCCCGTTGAAATACTACGCGGCGCACACTGGCCGTTGGGGTGGTACTGACTCAATCAACTTGCAGAACCTGCCGAGCCGTGGCGCGAACGCAGGCAAGCTCAAGAAGGCCATCGTGGCCCCAGAGGGTTACGTCTTCATCGACGCTGACTCATCTCAAATCGAGGCCCGCACGCTTGCGTGGGAGGCCAATCAAGACGACTTAGTAGGAGCGTTTGCAAATGGCGATGACGTTTACAAGATCATGGCATCGGCAATCTACGGCAAACCGGTTGCTGCTGTTGATGCGCCGGAGAGATTTGTGGGTAAGACAACCATTCTTGGTGCTGGCTACGGTATGGGAGGGCCCAAGTTCCAAGCTCAACTCAAAACTTTTGGCACTGAGATTGACACAGCGGAAGCTGCGCGGATTATCGCAACGTACCGTGAGACGTATCCTCGAATCCCCCAGCTCTGGCGCGAGTCGCAAGAAGCCCTACGGTGCATGGTACGTGGGCAGACGATGACCCTCGGCCGCGATGGCTTGCTGACCGTGGACGAACACGGCATCTTGCTTCCGAACGGCCTGCACATTTTCTACAACGGCTTGCAAGAAGTTGTAGACGCCGAAGGTAAGCGTCAGTTTCAGTACACAACACGAAAAGGCGCGAACAAGATTTATGGTGGAAAGGTCGTAGAAAACTTCACACAAGCAATAGCGCGGTGTATCATCGGTGAACAGATGTTAAAGATTGCCAAGCGATACAAAGTGGTCCTCACGGTTCACGATGCTATCGGCATTGTTGCGCGGCATGAAGAGTCTGACGAGGCTCGTGATTACGTTGAGACGTGTATGCGTTGGACGCCATCATGGGCAGAAGGTTTACCAGTGAACTGCGAAAGCGGTATGGGAGTGTCGTACGGTGACTGCTAAGATTCCAGCATGGTCGTTTTCTAGCCTGAAAACTTTTACCACTTGCCCCAAGAAGTATTACCACACGCGTGTACTCAAGGATGTGAAAGAGCCCGAAGGCGAAGCGGCGATGTACGGCAAGGAGGCACACAGTGCCGCCGAGTTCTACATCAAGGACGGCACACCCATCCCCCCGAAGTTCGACTTCATGCAGGAACCCTTGGACGCATTGAAGCGCATCCCCGGCGAAAAGCACTGCGAGATCAAGTTCGCATTGACCGAAGCGTTGGAACCATGTGACTTCTTTGCGGCTGACTGCTGGTTCCGTGGCGTGGCCGACCTGCTCATCATCGACCACGAGAAGAACGAAGCCCGTGTCATCGACTACAAGATGGGCAAGAGCCGCTACGCTGACGTGAGCCAGCTCGAACTCATGGCCTTGGCCGTGTTTAAGCGTTGGCCAAACATCACAAAGGTCAAAGGCGGCCTGCTGTTCCTGACCGAAGGTAAGTTTGTGCCCGCTGTCTACGAAGCCCAGCAACAGCACCGTTACTGGGGCAACTGGATGCCAACCATCACCATGCTGGAAGGTGCATATAGCAGTGGAGTTTGGAATGCAAAACCCAACGGTTTGTGTAAAAATTACTGCTGGGTGAGCGAGTGCGCTCACTGTGGAAGAAAGTAACAAATGCCCTACGTCAACAAGCCCCGCCCCTACAAAAAAGAATACCAGCAACAACTCGCACGTGGTGAGGCACCCGCCCGCCGCAAACGTGAAGCTGCCCGTGATCTGTATGACCGCGAAGGCATTGACCGCAAGGGCAAAGACATTGACCATAAAGTGCCGCTGTCCAAAGGGGGCAGTGCTGGCAAAGCTAACCTGCGTTTGAAGACACCATCTGCAAACCGTTCGTTCAGTCGCAACAGCGATCACACGGTGAAGGTGAACAAGCCAAAGAAGAAGTGATCTTGCAATACGCTGCCCAAAGGTGTGAGTGGGGCGGCGGGGGACTTTGTAAGTTTGGACCCTATTAACCGCACCTGCTGAAGCCGTCTACCTCCCCTTTCAGAACGGATGGTGATTCAGCCGATTGGCACCCGCAAGGTGCCGCCATATCCCTGACTGACTGCACATTGTGCTTTCGGTCTATTTCGCTATTGGAGACCCTATGACCCTAGAAGAATTTGAGCAGCACATACGACAGCACGCGCTGTATGAAACCATCTATGACGACTCCGAAGGTAGGGCCATTCTTGTCATACGGTTGCTAGATGCCTACGCGCTGTTCAACACGTTAAAGAAAAAAGAGGCTATAGATGGAAATCATTGAAGGCAAGGCGCTCAAGCTACGCCTACGTAACCCTCACAAGGTGCTGAACGTCATCCCCAAGAGCGCCCTGATCGAAGAGGGGCCTGTCAGTACGGTGATGGTTCACTGGGGTTTGGAAGAAGCGCAGGTCTTGAAGAACCTCAAGATCAAGAACGTGCCGTCACCCATCATGGCCAAGTACAAGTGGCCGGGCATCTACGACCCGTTCACACACCAGAAGCAGACTGCCGCGTTCCTAACGCTGCACCGTAGAGCGTTCTGTTTCAACGACCCCGGCACAGGCAAAACAATGTCGATCACGTGGGCCTGCGACTACTTGATGAAGGCCAAGCAAATCAAGCGTGTGCTGGTCATCTGCCCACTGTCAATCATGCAAGCTGCATGGCAGAACGACATCTTCAAGGCGGCAATGCACCGCAAGGTAGGCATCGCATACGGCAGCAAAGAGAAGCGCACACAGGTCATCAACTCGGACGCTGAGTTCGTCATCATCAACTTCGACGGCGTGGCTGTGGTGGAAGATGTGATTGCCAACGCAGGTTTCGACATGATTGTTATCGACGAGGCCAATGCTTATAAGACCGCTACTACAACGCGCTGGAAGACACTGAACCGTTTGCTCAAGCCTGACATGTGGCTGTGGATGCTGACGGGTACGCCTGCCTCGCAGTCACCCTTGGATGCCTATGGCTTGGCCAAGCTGGTCAGCCCCAGCTCTACGCCCCGTAGCTTCACGATGTACCGCGATCAGGTGATGCACAAGATCACGCAGTTCAAGTGGGTGCCCAAGGTGGACGCGCAGCAGACGGTCAGCACGCTGCTGCAACCGGCCATCCGATTCACCAAAGAAGAATGCCTTGATCTACCAGACATGTTGTACACAGAACGTGAGGTACCGCTCACGCCACAGCAGGTCAAGTATTACGAGAAGCTGCGCAAGGTCATGGCAGTCAACGCCGCAGGCGAAGAGATCACCGCAGTCAACGCGGCGGCCAAGCTCAACAAGCTGCTGCAAATTTCTTGTGGTGCGGTCTACACCGACAACGACGAGGTGGTGTCCTTCGATGCCAGCAACCGCATGTCGGTGCTCAAGGAAGTGATCGACGAGTCCAGCCACAAGGTGTTGGTGTTCGTGCCGTTCCGCCATTCGATCGAGATCATCTACGACGAGCTGCTCAAGGCGGGCTATACGGCGGACGTAATCCACGGCGGGGTTCCAGCAGGGCGACGCACCGATGTGTTCAAGAAATTCCAAGAGCAGCCTGACCCGAGGGTGCTTGTCATCCAGCCGCAAGCTGCATCGCACGGCGTAACGTTGCACGCAGCCAACACTGTGGTGTGGTGGTCACCCATCACGTCATATGAGACCTACGCACAGGCTAACGCCCGTGTCCACCGCGCTGGCCAAGTCAACAAGTGTCTGGTGGTGAAGCTGCAAGGCTCGCCTGTAGAGACGAAGTTGTACAAGGCTTTAGACAATAAAGAAGAGGCCCAATTTAATTTGATGGAACTCTATAAAGAAACTGTAGGAGGTACTTGACATTGACAAGTTATGGTGTATGATTAACGAAAAAACACTGAAAGGAAGAGCATGGACATTACAGCAGACAAGCTCGTTAAGGCTTACATAAAGATGCGCGACAAGCGTGCCGAATTGAAAGCTGCATACGAAGCACAAGACAACGCAATCAAAGAGCAGATGGAGCTGGTCGAACAGAACCTGCTTGAGACCTGCAAATCAACCGGTGCTGAAAGCATCAAGACAGCACATGGCACTGCCATCCGTAGCATCTCAACACGCTACTGGACGGGAGATTGGGGCGCGATGCACAAGTTCATTCGAGATCACGATGCGCTTGATTTAGTAGAGCGCCGCATATCGCAGCTTGCGATGAAAAACTTTCTACGTGAAAATCCCGACCTTTTGCCCCCGGGACTTAACGTTGACAACCGATACACTGTTACAGTACGAAGGAGCTAAATTGGAAACTGCACTGACATTGGCGCAGGTGGCGAAGCTTTTGCAAGTCGCCCCGTCAACCATCCACACTTTGATTCGGGAGCAAGACCCAGCAAAGCGTATTCCGTATGTGAGGGTCGGCAAGAGCTACCGCTTCTTTGCCAGCGAACTCGCGAAACATTTCAATATGAACATCGACATCATGAAGGAAGTCAAATGACCGAAGAAGTCCAAACCCCAGAAGCCTCACAGGAACCAACCCCAGCGAACCCGATGTACCCGATCGTGCTGACTGCGCAAGAAGTGCAGGGCATCGTTGGTGTGCTGCGCAAGCTGCCAATGGAACAAGTCGAAGGCTTGGTCCACAACATCATCACCCAATTCAACAACATCCACGCAACATTGCAACCCAAGGAGTAACACATGTCTGAAATCACTTTATTCGCCAGCGGCAACGCACTGCCAGCACACTTGCAAAACCTCGAACTCGACGCGACAACCAAAGCGTTGATGGGTTCTGGTGGTAACGGCAAGCGCATCTCTATCAAAGGCGGCGTGTTCCGCATGATCGTCGGCGGTAAGGAAGTCGCACAAAACGACGACCGCGCTATGAACGTTGTGATCGTTCGCTCTGCTGAAAAGATTTCGCGCAGCTACTACGCTGGCTCGTATGTCGAAGGCCAGAACGCATCACCCGAGTGCCAATCAAATGACGGCGTTGCACCAGACGCAAGCTCGAAGAACAAGCAGTCCACTAACTGCCAGAACTGCCCACAGAACATCAAAGGTTCTGGCCAAGGCGATTCACGCGCTTGCCGTTTCAACCAACGCATTGCTGTGGCTTTGGAAAACAACCTCGACGGCGACGTGTACCAACTGTCGTTGCCCGGCCAATCTATCTTCGGCACAGACCCAGCCAAGATGCCATTGCAACAGTACGCTAAGTTCTTGGGCGGCCACGGTATCCCCGTGACAGCCGTTGTGACCGAGATGCGTTTCGACACAGCCAGCGCCACACCTAAGCTGACGTTCAAAGCTGTGCGCCCATTGAGCGTGCAAGAGATGGCCAGCGCCAAGGCACAAGGTGAATCCACTGATGCACTGAACGCAGTGTCGATGACAGTGAACCAAGTGGACGGTACCGACAAGGCACCCGCACTGCCAGCAACATTTGCTAAAGCAGCACCAGCAGCAAGCTCATCTGATGAGCCTGTCAAAGAGCCAACCAAGGTGACCAAGACCAAGGTTGAAAGCAAGAGCGTAGCTTCCGTCCTTGACGAGTGGGCTGACGACGCTGAGTAATCAGGGGCGGGGCAACCCGCCTATCTTTTCGACCCCCTTCGCGTCCATTCGTGGAGCTACAGACCCCGCGTTGGGGGTCACCCATTTAGAAAGAAAATCATGATCGGCTATTCCCTATCAATCGTTCAGAAGAACAAAGACGCTGATGGCAAGCGCATCGGGGTTAAGTTAGGCCGCGTGTGTATTAAGAAAAACATTCCCGTCCGTAAGGTCGCCGAAGTTGCTGGTGTGAGCACCGTTGCCGTATACGGCTGGTTCACTGGCGAGTTCGACCCAAAGCCTGCGACGTTGAATAAGTTGATGAAATACATCGAACGCGTCTGACCGATTAACCCTTAGCGAAATGAACTGCCATGACAAAAAACGAATTCCTGACAGCAGTGCTTGCCGACTCTGGTTTGTATTGCGCCGTCGGGATTATGCAAGGCAAGGTTCGCGCACGGTTCGCCAATGACATCCCCTCGCTTGAGGTTCAGATTGACCAAATGTATGCAGCAGGTGCTGACGTATATTTCGCACCCGCATCGTTCGAACAATCTGACAACCCACGTCGCCTAGCGTCCAACGTCACCCAACTGAAAGCCTTTTGGTTGGACTTGGACTGCGGTGACAACAAGCCCTACCCCACCCGCGAAGACGCAATCGCAGCACTCGGCCAATTCTGTGCCGACCTCAATCTCCCACAACCCATCTGCATCAACTCAGGCAGAGGGGTACACACGTATTGGGTGCTGCCAGAAGCAATTTCAAAGGATGTCTGGTTACCTGTAGCGAAACGCCTGAAAGAAGTTTGTGTGGAGCGCGGCCTCGAAGCCGACCCTGCCTGTACCACTGACACCGCACGCATCCTGCGCGTGCCTGACACCCTCAACTACAAAGACCCATCGAACCCCTTGCCTGTCGAGTACATCGCTGGCTTCGGTTTGATTGACCTGATTGAGTTTGCAAAAGCCCTCGGTGCACCCGAGACAAGCCAGCCTACGAACGCATTGCCCTTTGACATCCCAGAGCACCTCCGCCAAACTGAGATGGATGAGACCAGCAAGACGTTGATGGGTAAAAACAACACCTACCGTTTCAGCAAGATCATCATGTTGAAGCTGGAAGGTTGTGCGCAGCTCAACCACATACTGGAGGAGCAGAATGACATCGAAGAACCTCTATGGCGAGCTGGCCTCTCGATTGCGCAACACTGCGTTGACCGTGACGAAGCTATCCACACTATCTCTGACCAGCACGCGTCCTACGACCGTGGTGAGACCGAGTACAAGGCTGGCCAAACCAAGGGGCCTTACACCTGTGACGTTTTCAATTCGTTGCGCCCAAAGGTTTGCGCAGACTGCAAACACCACGGCAAGTTTGGTTCACCAATCGTGCTGGGCAAAGAGATTGCCGAAGCTACCGAAGAAGACAACATCGTTGTCACTGAAGATGCCGAGACCCATGACCTTCGCACGTATCACATTCCGTCATATCCATTCCCATTTTTCCGTGGCAAGTATGGTGGCGTGTATCGCCGCTCTGACGCTGAGAAAGAAGGCGACAACGACAAGCTGGTTTATGAGAATGACTTCTATGTCGTGAAGCGTATGCACGACCCTGCATTGGGTGAAGTGCTATGGATGCGTCTGCACCTGCCAAAAGATGGGGTGCGTGAGTTCTCTATCCCGCTGACCGCCGCGCTGTCAAAAGACCGTTTCCGCGATGCAGTCGGTGAGCATGGTGTGGTCGTGCTTGATAAAGCCGTCAACGAACTCATGTTCTACGTATCACGTTGGGTAAAGGAATTACAGAATATGGAACAAGCAGAGAAGGTACGCACCCAGTTTGGGTGGACGGACGAAAACACATTCATCTTGGGCGACCGAGAGATCACGAAGAACGGCGTCAAGTACAGCCCACCCTCGACAGGCATCATGCAGGCTTGCGCCATGCTGACCAAGAAAGGCACGCTGGAAGAGTGGAAGACCGTGGTGAACTTCTATGACAACCCCGGCATGGAACCACAAGGTTTCGCGTTCTTGTTGGGCTTTGGCGCACCGCTGATTAAGTTCTCGCCGGTCCGTGGCGGCATTGTCAACCTCATGAGCCCCGGCTCAGGCACCGGCAAGTCAACCGTGCAGATGGCGATCAACAGCATCTGGGGTCAACCGTTCGACATGTTGTTGCAGAACGACGATACGTACAACGCCAAGATTTTCCGCTTTGGTGTGATGAACAACCTGCCGGTCACGATCGACGAGGTGACCAACATGAAGGAAGAGGTCGTGTCTCAGTTGGCTTACGCCATCACCCAAGGGCGCGGCAAGAACCGTATGGAATCGCAGGTCAACGCCGAGCGTATCAACAACACGTTGTGGCGCTTGCTGGCCATCACGTCATCGAACAGCAGCCTGTACGACAAGCTGTACTCCCTCAAGGAATTCCCCGAGGGTGAGTTGATGCGTATCATCGAATTGAAGATCACCCGCGACGCAAACTTCTCGAAGGAATTTACTGATTCACTGTTCGGCAAGCTGCCCAACAACTTCGGTATGGCCGGTGAGATTTACATGCAGTATGTGGTCAGCAATCTCGATGAGGTGTTGGAGACCCTGCGTGACGTGCAGTTGAAGTTGGATGCCGCCGCTGGCCTTGGCCAACGCGAACGCTTCTGGTCCACCATCGGTGCAGTTGCCATCACAGGCGGCCTGATCGCCAAGAAGCTGGGCCTGATCGACATGGACGTGCTACGCATCTTCAAGTGGCTCATCGTGTTCCTGCGCGGCGGCAAGGGTGACGTGAAGGCTATCCCTGTGGACGGCACATCTGCAATCGGTTCGTTCATCAACTCGAACATCAACAGCATCTTGGTTGGCCACGACAACGCGGCGGACAACGGTTTACCGAAGCCACCGCTTATGACTCCGCGTAATGAACTGATGGTTCGTTATGACATGGATACCAAGTGCCTGTACCTCGTCCAGAAGAAATTCAAGGAGTGGTGTTCGAAGAATCAGGTCAGCTACCACGAGACGCTGAACGCCTTGAAGAACGATGGAATCCGCGTGGAATCCGTCAAGAAGCGTATGGCTAAAGGTATGCTGGTATCTGCACCACCCGTGAACGCCATCCTGATTGACGACTCACTGAGCCGCGTGTTCGACCACGATGCCGTGATTGCCAAGGCCAATGAAGACGACCAAGCCGCTTGAGGTACTGGGCGTCCAAATAAAGATCGAGTGGGGCGAGTTCATAGTGGGCTCGTCCTTCTTCATCCCCTGCCTTGACGACCGCAGCGTGGCCACGTCTATTCGGATGCGGGCCCGTCAGTTTGGCTACAAGACCAAGTACCAAGCGCGTGTCGAGAATGGCATGTGGGGGGTTCGCATCTGGCGCACGGCGTAATACAATAAAGGCGGTAGTTGTTCATGCTACCTCTCCTTTATCGGTTGGACTCCCCTCGGCTCATCACCGAGGGGATTTTTTATTGCGCGTCGTTGATTTGCTTTTTCAACTCGCGCACGTAGCGCAGGGACTCGTTTTCGTTTTGGCGAATCTCGTCGATGAACTTGCGGCGTTCCGCGCCATCCATGCCGAGTTCTTCGTCGGTACCCTGCTCCACCATTAGGCGCAATCGGCGCAAGTTGGACAGCTCTTCGAGAGATGAGTTCAGCACCGGTGCTGCGTTAATCAGAGCCTCGTTTTTCTCAAGGTATTTCTCAGCCTTGGCAGGGTCCTTCTCCAGCAGATCGTTGAAGGTGTTCTCAGCCTGCGCTGCCTTGTTCTGAACGTCGTAGAACTCATTCTTGGCGCGGCCACCAATCGTGTCGTACAAGAAGATGCTGGCAAACGGCATCTGGTAGATCGGGCGGTCAGGGCGTGTTGGGTTCAACATCGCGTCGGTAGCCAGCAGGGTAGTCGAACCAACCATACCGAACCAGCCGCGGATGAGGTTGTCGATCTTGATTGGCGACATGTTAGTGGCTTCACCGATCGCCTTGGCCAACTCAGATGTGCTGGATGTGTAACGCTGGCCGGGCTCCTTACCCTGCATCGAGGTGGATTCCAACTCACGCTGCAAGAAGAACGAATAGTTGGTCATGTTCTCCAGCACAGGGCGGATGGTGGACGGCACAGTGTTTGGCATACCGTAGGTGGACAGCGCCGACTTGAGCACGCCAGTGACCGCTTCAGCTACGCTCTGCTCTTCTGGGGTACCAGAACGCTTGGCGTATTCGACGACACGCTCTGGGATGACCTTGAAGATGAAGCCCAATTCTTTTGGCACAGGCAGTTTGAAGCCACCGGGCAGAATCCAGTTGTTGTCACGCACGTCATCCGTTGCGTTCTCGTAGCCGTCGTCGCCCGACATGGCCAAGGCGTACATCATGCCGAAGGCAGTCATCATGCCAACACGGCTCCAGAACAAACGACGTGCTGCACCACGTTCGATCGAGCTGGTCGAGTCGATACCAGACGCTGAACGGTACAGTACATCCAAGCCTTGGGCGTACGCGTTGAAGAAGGGAATCACGCGGGACAGCGTGTTCATGGTACCTGACGAACCACGGCGGTTGAAGTTAATCAGTTCGCGTGCGCGGGTCTGGGCCAGCACTTCGTCGCCGTTGGTGTCGCGCATCGTCTCTTCGTACACAGCCAAGCGTGCGGCCAAGTCAGATGCCTTGGTGAACTGTTCGAGCCTGTGGAAGATCGTGCCCGCGGTGCCACGTTTCTTTGCGCCGATTTCTTTTTCGATCTCGGTGGTTGGCTGGTAGATGTTGAAGTCGAAGTCACCGATGATGCCCAACTCTTCCATGCGCTTGACCATAGGAGACTTCTTGCCGGTCCACTCACCATAGAAGGTGCGGGGCAGGTTGTACAAAGTCTTCATTGCCACAACAAGTGGGCGCTCCACGCCGGAATACATGGCAGCACGGGTCGCGTCTTCCAGCACCTGCTTGACCGCAAATGGTGGCATTGCCGTGACGCTGGTGCGCATGAATCGTGAGGTGGCGGCCAGACCCTTGATGAGCCAGTTGGTCATCTCTGGGGCCTGCTGGAACGCAGCCATATCGAACTCGTTCTGCACCTCGAAGTACACAGGCTCGCCGTTTTGGAATAGGCGGGGCACCACGAGATTTTCATTCTTGGCCATGCTAGGTTTGGCGTGCTTCTCAGCGTAACCAACACCGGCCATAGTTTCCAGCAACTCGACCGCAGCGCGGTTCTTCATGGCATCTTCGACCATCCAGCCGAGGGTGTTCATGTACGAGTCGATGGCGTTTTTGATTGGCTTCTCCATCGAGCCTTTGATCTTTGGGTCGCTGCCGAGTACGGCCAAGCCCTTGCCACGTGGCATAGGGTTGGGGCCAATGTCTTCCAGCACACGGTCAAACGGCACGTAGGCAGAGTTCGATTTCCAATCTTCACCGCGCTCTTTGGTGATGCGGCCGCTGGCCACCATCAAGTCAATCGCTTGACCGCGGGTTGCGTTGAACACTTCCTGCACCTTCTGGATGCGGGGGGTAGATTGGTAGATTTCTTCGAGCGTGTCGATCTCTTGGTTCGTCATGTGCAGACGAATCTTGCGGGCACGCTCTGCATCGGCTTGCTTGTTCTTGCCTTGGGCTTCCAGTATCTTGGCTGACTGCTCAAGCTGGTTGTTGAACTCGCGGATTGAGTGCAGGCGGTGGCCTTCCAACACGGTGGAGATGTCCTTCTTCGCCTTGTCGAAGTCCATGCCTTCGGCTTCTGCAAACGCTTGGATTTCCTTGAGCGCCTGTGTTGCGGATGCGTCGGTGTCGAAGGTTTCTACCAAACCATCTTTGTTGATTCGGATACCACCAGCGCGGAAGAAGTCCATGATGGTCTTGGCACTGTCGTCAGCTTGGCGCACCAGCAACATCGGGTTCAGGTTGCCGAACGCATCGCGCACGCCTTGCGAGAACATCTGCGAAACCTTGGATTCCACGGTGGCGTACTTGTTCACGGCGGCTTGGCGGAACGCCGCCAAGATACCTGTCTTCTCACGCGCACGCTTGATACCGCTCAACGCTTGTTCCATTACCCCACCAACTTGTTCGGGGGTATCGGAGCCGACAGCATCTTGAATCTGGCGGATGGCATCCAGTGTGCCCTGACCCCACACGTTGGCGATATTGTCGAGAGAGCCTTCGACGTTCGTGCCCTTGGCGGATTCTTGCAGGCGGCGGCCTTCACCCATGACAGCTTCAACCGAGATCAGGGCAGAGCCCAGTGCGGTGTTCTGGTCGGTGGGGGAGATGCCCAAGATGCGCAGCACGGATTTGGCAAACGCGGTGAAAGCGTTCTCGCGGCGGTAGGTAATCTTTTGCAGTTCTTTCTGGAACGCCTTGTTTGACATGACCTCAGAGGCGAACTCGCTCAGGTTTGTCATGCCGTAGGTCTTCACCAATTCAGGATGTTGCTTGGCGATAAAGTCGTAGAGCTGGCGCAGGTTACCGATATGCAGGTTCTTGGAGATACCGCCTTCGTGCAGGGCAATCATGCGGTGGACGAACCCGTGGACCAACTCATGCAAGAGTGTGTGACTGCCGACCGAACCTTCAGTCAACTGCACGTGGTCGTTCACGGCATCGTACGTACCGTCAGGTGAACCTTCTTTGGCGGCCACAACTTCCAGCGTGGGTAGCGAGCTAGCAGCCAGCAGACGTTTTGCCACCAGCTTGTCGAGTTCGTTGTACACACCTGCTGGCGCGTCAAGGATAGCCTGCAAGGCACCACGTACATCACCCGCTCGTGCTTTCTCTTGGAGGGCGGCCTGCACGTCGGTCATTGCTTCCGCGCCTTGAGATTCTGGACGCCATAGCTGTACGCCACCCCACGGGCGGAGATGGACGGGGACTTCTGCCTCAACATCGTCGGGGAGTGACTTGAGCGTGGTGTCGGGTGTAGTGCCTTCTTCTGGCGCTTTTTCCTTCTGCACCAACTGCTCAAACATGTTTACTGGAGCGGCTGACTTTGCTTTTCGGCCAGTATCTGCGCCAACATCCTGTCCAACAGGAACCATTCCAGCTCGTTCAGATTCTGCAACTGCGGGGGCGGCGCTTCCTGTATCGGTTTCGACAGGTGCTGGAACGCTAGCTCCACGTCCTTTTTGCTTAACTGGTCGAGCATTTGTTTCTCCCGTTGTAGTCGGCGCGGTAGGCGCGGCGGCTTGGAACTCTGGTCGTGCGAGGTAGGCATCAATCTTCTGCTGGATGGGGGCACTACGGCCTTCTTTGTAGGCTTCAAGAATGGACTTGACTTCCCCAGCTTGTGCTGGGTCGGCGATGTCTTTGCCCATGATGCCGTGGTCGGCTTTGCGAATCGTGGCTGTGCGGCCAATTCCCAAGGCACCCAGCACGTCGGGTGTGACGGTGGTGGGCACAGTCTCAGGTGTGAGCGCGACAGGCTTCTCAACCTTCTTGGGCTCGGTAACTGGTTGCTCTTCTGTTGTGACGGCTTGTTCTAAACCGGTGTCAGCTTGTGTTGGCGTGGAGGTTTTCCCGCCGCGTGGCTGGCGTTGTTGGAACAGATTGCGCTGTCCTGCGGCAACCATCTCTTTGCGTGTCGGACCAAGCCCTGCGTCTTCGAGGTTCTGCGTGGTCATGGGCACGCCGTCAAGCAAGTCGCCTGCGGTCGGTGTGGCTTCGTCAGGCGCGACTTGTAGTGGGTTACCAAACAAATCGGTCTGTGGTTGGGTGGGCACATCCAACGCTTCACGCATTTCCATCTGCGCGGGCGCGTTCTCCATAGCCTTGGCAGACTTCTTGGCGGGGAAGCCAGCGGCTTTTGCCAGCTTCTCTTGATCTTTTTGCAGTTGTGCCACAGCAGAAGCCACGCGGGTGTCAGCTTCCGTAATCTCAAGCATACGGGCGTCGAGCTGCGCGATGCGAGCGCGGACTTCTTTGGTCTTGCGCTCACCCTCAAGCGACTGCTTCTCTTTGAACAGTTCGGCGTATGCGTTGGCACCAGCCATCACATCTTGGTAGTCGGAAGGGAACGCTGCTTGCAGGTCAGCCTCGCGCTTTGCGCGGAGTTCTGCTTCTTGAGCAGCGAGTGCTTCGCCCCGTGCCTTGCTGTCTGCGGCTGCTTGGGCAGCCAAATCTGCGTCTTCTGCTGCGAGAAGTTTCTCACCGGCACGGGCTTCTTTGCCTTGTGCGGCGCTCAGTTGTTCTTGTTGCTGGCGAAGGATGCGTTCGTTATTGGCTTTCTCTAAATCGCTAGCCGGTACGTTGGCAGCTTTGGCTACCTGCGCCACATCGGGGCGACCGCGACCACTGGAGATAGCACCTGCGGCACCGCCCATACCAACACCGCCAACGGCCGCTTGACCCGCAGTAGCACCGACACCTTGCATCAAGGCTTGGGTTGGGTCAATGTCGCGCATGGCTAAGTTCTGCGAGAACTTACCACCACCTTCTTCGACCATCTCGCTGACGCCCTCACCGGCTGCACCTGCGGCAAACGCCTTGGCAATGCCAGACTTCGTAGCGCCACCTGCGAGCGCCTTCTCAAGTGCCTGTGCGCCGGGCAAGCCCTGCGCTAACCAAGAAATAGCCGCTGCACTTGCGCCGGTGGCACGCGCTAAACCAATAGCTTGGGCTGCGGCTTCTTCTTTGGACTTGCCGTCTTTGACAAGGCGTTTGTAGAGGTCTTCGTAGGCTTGAGCGCCAACATCGGCACCTTGCTGAACTGCGCCAGCACCTTTGGCTGCGGCCGTACCGGCGGCAACTGCGGCAGCGGTAGCAGCTTTCTCACCAGCGCCAGAGGCAACAGCCTTGGCAAACGCCATGCGGCCAGCACCCATAGCGGCGGAGCCGGGCACAAACAGTTGTGGGAGTTGTTCCGCAAGGAACGATGTGAACAGTGCGGGGTCTTTGACTGTCTCGGCAAACGACGTGCCGAATGCACTGAGCTGGCCGTTCTTCTCGGCCTCAGCTACTTTGATGTCGCGCTTTGCTTCGCGTGCCTGCAAGCCTTCCGACTTGAGGCTTTCACCAAACTTGGACAACTTCTTGGCTCCTTGCAGGATGCCAGTATCGAAGTCACCTGTGGCCAGCCCATAGGCTTGGCCGGGGAGCTGGGCCAACGAGCCCAAACCAGATAACGCACTTGCGCCGATGTCACCGGCAGCTTCGCCCCATGAACGTTTGGTGTCGCCGAACTCAGGTCGGGATTGCAGGATTTGAGCCTTCGCCTCGTGTGGTGGAATGTTGTCAGGGATGTTCTGAACCAGCGAACCATCTGGGAGGCGAATTGAGTAGGCCATGTTACTGAGGCTTCGTAATGTCGTTGAAGTTATATACGTTCTGACCGCCAGCAGCGCCTGCGCCGGGGGTACTTGGTGCCATTGTACCGACCCCAGCCATCGAAGCAATCACTTTGTTCAACTCGTCCACCTCACCCTGCAACTGCGCCTTACGTGTGGCGTTCTTTGGTAGCATCATGGATTTGTCTTTGAGTTCTGCTTGCTTGCTGGTCAACATGAGTTTGAGTTCAGCCAAACGTTGCTTGTCCGCGCCGTACCCACCAGCCAAACCACGGTTTTGAGCCGCAGCCATCTGCGCGGCGTTGGAGCCAGCGTAGTATTGACCTTGTAGCTTGAATTGGCCAGCCGCCTGTGCTTCTTGGCGTGCTTGGTTTTGCAGTGCGGCAGCAGTTGTCTCGTCGCCTTTTTCGAGGGCGATGCGTGACTTGGCCATATCGGCTTGAGACTGCAACATCTTGTCTTGCGCCATTTGCGCGGCCTTCTGTGACTCTTGGTACTGGGCCAGACCTTTTAGGCCGCCTTCACCGATGTTCTGCATGGCGTACTGGGATTTGCCAGCCATCATGCCCAGACCTGCGGCGAGGAGTGCGTCACTCAAACCACCCTTCTTGGTCTTCTCAGCTTCTTGTGCGTACTTGGCTTGTTGGGCTTCTAACGGAGAGAGCAGTTCGGCGTTGTTCGCGCCAAGAGCTTCTTTGTATTTCTGCAAGGCTGCGATGCGCTCATCATCAGACAAGGCTTCAAAACCAGACTCGTAGGGTGTGATACCGCCTTTGGCGAACGCAACCATGCCCCCGCCTGCCATACCAACAGGGGCAGCCTGTTCACCCATCGGGGTGGTCACAGGAGAAGCGACGGGGGCAGCGCCCAGACCAGCCGCCATATAGGGGTTACGTAGTGCAGCAGCTTCGGCCATTGTGCGTTGGGCCACCATACCTTGAGGGCGCGGCTGTTGAGCCAACTGCGCGGTCTTGGCTTTCTCGGCCTTGACCATCTTCTCGATGGCAGCCAATGCTTGGTAAGGCTCAATGGCGGGGTTAGCGCCCATCACTGCTTTTTGCAGTTCTTCAAGCGACATGTTGGAAGTTGATTTGCCCAGCATGATTAGCCTTTCATTACTTTGTTCAACGCGCCTGCGGCCAAGCCAGCGGATGGGCGTTTCTTAATGTCTTTGGTCGAGCCACCTTTAGCGGCTGTCTTCGAAGCGAGGCCAGCACCAGCCAAGCCAAGACCAGCGATCTGAGATACGGTGGATGGTGCAGCTTGGTAGGTCTGTGTCGATGTAGTCTGCAAGGGCAAGCCACGCAACATAGCGTTCATGTTGGAGAGCTGCTGCATACCCCATTGCTGTTGGGTAGCGTAGTTCTGGATGGCTTGGTTGATCTTGTTCTGCTCAAGCGCCTGTTGTTGAGAGCCGAGCTGGTTCTGCAAGCCAATGGCGGCTTGTTCTTGGCCAAACTGTTGCTGGCCCAAAGTGCCCAAGGTGTTGGCGGCCTGATTGGCGGCGTTGATACCCTGCATACCGAGATTGGCACCGAACTGTTGCTGGCCAATGTTGGCGGTCTGCGCTTGCATTGCACGGGCTTGGTCTGCGTTGAACTGTTGCATCGCGTTGTTGTACGCGGTGTTCAAGCCTTGGCTGATCGTGTTACCTTGTTGGATACCCAGATTGCGCTCGCGCTCCGCACGCATCAAAGCGTCACGGCTACCGCCGAACGCGCCACGACCGACAGCCTCAGCTTGTTGTTGCTGACCAGCAATTTGAGACGCACGGGCTTGCTCTTGTAACTGAGGGGCCAACGCTTGCATAGCGTATGGGCTCATGTATCGCGCAGCGGCGTTGTTGCCAAAGTCTTGTGACGTGGCTTGCATACCGTTGTAGTTGGTGTTCAGCGCGTTCAAACCCGCAGCGCCAGCCATTGTGGAAGCGTCAGCAGTTTGTTGTGTAGGGCCGAGGTTGGCCGCGCCGGTGAACGCTTGTTCTTGCATGGGGTTGAACCCAGCAAAATAGTTGTTCATATCGGTACTGTAAGGCGTATAGCCTTTCATGCCGGTGATCTCGGTAGAGGTAGGCGAAGTTACGCCGGTGTTAGGGTCATACACCCCGCCGGTCTGCTTCGTATCGAACAACTGTTTCTGGGTAGCACCCAGCATTGTCTCTACGTACGGGCGTGCGTATTCGGGGATGTTCGACGTGTTTGTCGTTGACGACGATGGAGCTGCTGGGCTACTTGAACCACACATAGGTCACCTCAAAATTCATAAATCATTTGTGTCGCCATTTCTTTAAAGCCCATTCGCTTCCAGAGTTTGGCCACACGTAAGTCGGTCATTGCCGACACCATCAGCCGCTTCACACCACGTGATCGCAGCTCCTCAACTACACACTGAACCAGCTTCTTACCGATTCCGTTGCGGTGCTCTTTCAGAACGAACACCGTGTCTTCTTGACAAATCAGGTCATTGTTGTGCATGTCGTTGGTCACGTACACATTGCTATACCCAACCGCAACACCGTCACAACGGACCACAAAATTCAAAAGCCACCCACCCTCGCAAGCCTCACCATACTTATCCAACCGTGGAGCGTATGGGCTATAAAAAACACCCTCAGCCGCTAGGCGTTCAGTCATTTCAGCGTAGTGCTGACGGTACAGGGGCTCAAGCTCCCTGTAGTTCTGAGTGAACTTCTCTAGCGTTATGGTGTAGTTCATGCAGGCATGGCCTTACCGGGGTTGACTTGCGGAGCTTGTTTCTTTTTGCCAGTGCGGGCCGCACGGATGCGGTCCATCATTTTGTATAGCTGCTTTGCGCCAGCATCCGAAGAGCCATTACCTAGGTGAGACACAACGTCAGCAGGGACAACAAACTCACCATCAGCAAGACGCGCAGGCTGCTTCGCACCAATCTTTGCAGGAATCGAATCAGACATGCCATCGCCGGGGCCTTTCAACATACGGCCGCCGTCAGAGTAGCCCCCCAAGTGGCCGCCAGCGGCAAAGTTCATTTCACCGGTCATACGGTTAACACCTGTGTCCGCGGTGTCGGTGACCATGTTTTCAGACACGGGGGTTTGCCAAGGCGTTGCGTACGCGTGGCCTTGAATATCCGCTTGAGGGTACCCAGTGTTCTGGCCAACTGCGTTTGCGTTAGACATCTGCTCGACCGTACCACCACCTGCGTAGGTTTGATACTGCGCTTGGTAGTATGGGTTGGGCTGTTGGGCCTCGTATGGCTTGTAGTTTTCCGACATGCTGTAACGGCTCAAGGGGCCGTTGTAATGCTCCACGCCGGGGACGACCGGCTGCTTGTCAGCCATAGCAGGGGCCATAGCAGCCAGACCAGATTGCGCCAAACCACCGTACCCACCAGAAGCTTTTGCGTAAGCGCCAAAGTCGTTACCTGCGGCCTTGAAGCCCGACATCGTGTTGTCGAAGTTCTTGACGTTGTTGGCGTCAAACGCGGGCTTGTACGCCTCGCTGTACGCGTTGCTGTATTGTTGGGCCTTGGTGGGGTCGATGAATGACGTATCTGGGGTGATGTTGCCGCTCATGTCTGGGTACGAAGTTGTCAACGCTTGTTGCGACCCCTGCTGGGTAGCCATAACTTCGGGGGTTGTACCCAAAGATTCCGCACCGGCTTTCAATCCAGCTTCTTGGCCAGCGGCTGTGCCAGCCTGCTCTGCACCCAAGGTGGCCGCGCCACTTGTTAAACCAGCGCCGCCGTATGCGCCCAAGCCAGCCATCAAGCCCGCTTTCAAGTCACCCTTAGCCAGCGCAGTACCTCCACCAATCATCAACGCCGCCATAGGAGCGCCGACACCGGTAGCTGCCAACGCAGCACCCGCCAAAGTAGGCAGGATGCGTGACAGGAATCCAGCTTCCGCCAGACCGGTTTCGGGGTTGATCGTCAGCGAACCACCGTGGGCTTTTGCAATCGCTTGCAGGCCAGCCACTTCGCGTGGGGCCATGTGGACGAGGGTTGTGTCGGGGCCACGGCCTTGGGCGGCTAAATGTTTTGCGGCAATGTGAAGGCTCATACTTTTACTTTCAATACGTTGCTGGCCGAAGTGTCTACGTAGACGTCCCCAGAACGGAGGTTAGCAAGGTCAGCCTGTGTTGGCAAGCTGATTTTAAACTGCCCGGGGTTAGCTGGGTCAGGTTGTGCAAAAGTTAATGCAGAAATTACGCTAGCAGTACCTACACCTTGGGACGCCGCCAGCATAGGCGAAGGGTTGTCCAACTGTGTGAAATACAAACGTAAGATGTTTGTCAGGTCGTCCATGAACCGCTGGCTGTATTCAACAGGTGCAGCGGGTAGTCGAGGGGCGATTGAATTCTTTGACGCCATGCTTATCTCCGTCCGTCTGGTTTAACGTCTAGGCGCGGCATACCCAACTGCCACGCAACACCTAGGCCATCTGAACTGATCTTGAACGCCATCTGACGCCCACGAATCCGCACATACGCATACTCGGTGAACTGCTGCACGTTGTAAGTCTGCTGTCCAATGTAGTTCTGCTTGCTGGCTACAGTTGGTGTGTCAGTGCTTCCGTAGTTTGTACCGGGGTTTTGACGTGGGCGCACTGTGAAGGTCACTGCGGGGTTGTTTACGTTCGAACCGTCGAACGTCACGTCGGGAATAATCCGCCAAACAAAGCCAAAGTTGTAGCCGTCACCAATATCAAAGTCAGAGGACTGCACGTAAGCCTCAATAGGCGAAGCAGGTGTAGTCGTACCATCGTCGTTACCTGTCTCTTGGTAGATGAGCTGACCGTTATATCCGGCAGACATTGGTTCTGCACGCAAGGGGCTGTCGAGCCAGTATGTGCGGGCCATAGTGCCGTAGTACCAAGTACGTTCAAGATGATTGAACACAACATACTTGTCGATAACATCCGAACCAGCCGAACAATAGAACCACCAAATCTCGTTGTAGCCCTCATTGGTGCTGGCAAAGAATTGGTAAGACTGGTCCATGTTGATGTCGTCAAACACATACTGACGCAAAGTGCACGGTAGTGTCTCTACGCGGCCTGAGTACATGTAAAACTTATCTGAACCCATCCAGTAAGTCACGTTGTTCGCCGTAGCCATTGCGTTTGGTCCCGCGATGGATAGGTTGCTACCCATGATCTGGAAGCCCCACACATAAGGTGGGCCAAGGTACTGCATGGAATACAGCGCGGCATCGGTCCAAACCAAAATTTCTTGTCGGGTCTGCAAAGCGCCAACGATCTCGGAGCCACTACTTAGACGGTAGTCACCTGCTTGGTTTGTCGCAGCGGGAGTCCATGTGTAGAACTGTTCTTGTTGCGACCAACGAATTAACAACGGGTCTTGTGTTGCAGAGAACAGTGCGCCAGATGGGTCGTTGGTACCCATAGCTATCACAAATCGAGATGCGTCTGACACCATGACAAAGTTGGCGATCGACGGGGTGGTTGAATCATAGACAACGCTGCCAGAACCGGGGATGTAGTCCCCAGCCTTCATGATGGTGCCACGGTCAAACGTGTTGACGTTTGCGTTTACCGCCCAGTAGTACATCGCACCACCACGGGGGTTGAAGATCAAATCTTGCCCGTAGTTAGATTGGCTCCACAAACGCAACTGCTGGCCAACCGCGCCAGATGTAGCGGCAGTGCCCCACCCAGAGAATGAAGAAGTGACTTGCGTCACGGTAGCACCAGCGGTATGTGCGGCCGCAGTAGTGCCGTTTGCACCGCGAGTGCAACCTGTCAAAGTGTTTGTCGAGACGCCAGAATATGTAATAGATTCTGCGTCGATGACGATCGTACCTGTTGTTGTAAAGCCTGTGGCCGAGGTCAGCACGATAGATGTGGCGCTGCTATTGACGGTGGTGTTAAGTGTGGTTACTTTTGAACCTGTGACAACGCCGCCCCAAGTACCTGCACCCCATCCAGTTGCGTATGTGTAAACGTCCAAACCACTGTTGATTTGGTACGTGAACGTTGCAGTACCGCCTGTGCCAGAAGACGTGGCGGGGGCGTTCACGACGATGTTGTATTGGTTCGAATTCAGATACGTGATCTGGAATTCTTGGTTCAAGCTGGCCGCGGGTATACCGTTGACCGCACCGCCGACAGCAGAAATGGTGACGAAATCGTTGTTCACCGCGCCGTGGCCGGGGTCGTTAACCGTCACAGTAGTAGAACCGTTAACGGTTGTGAACGCACTTGTAATCCCTGCATGGGTTACGCGTATAGGTGTGATGTCGTAGAAGTAGCCGTTAGGGCCGTTCTGAATGTAGTATTTGAGGTTGGTACCGACGGCCAAAAGATTCTGGCCGCCCAAGGTAATCCAATTCCACATTGAACGTGCGACACCCCAATATGAACCTACTGGGGGTTGTAGGGTTGCCTGTGCTACACCGGTATCACGAACCCACCCACCGATTTTTTCAGGGTATCCAGAACGAAAGCGAATCTTGTCGCAATCAAACCAGCCGCCTTCGTTAGCGAGGGTTGTGCCTTCACGGTTGACACCGGGGCGGAATTGTAGTTTCTGTAAAGGCATGGCGGGATTTTCTCACTAAGCGGGGCTTCAGGCAACAGTGCACTCACCGCACACATTCAATGCGAGGGCTGTATGGGATACACGGTCCTCAAGACCTATAGTACCGCCGTTGATCTTCTTGGTCAGACCGACCCAGTTGGCAGCTTCGGCTAATTCATTGCAGCCGTGGGTAGACCAGAACCACCCAGCAGTCAACATCGCGTACAGCGGCGTGGCCACCAAGTCAGGGTTCATTACGAAGTCCACCCCAAGAGCTTGACCAGCATGGTAGTAATTAGCGTGGCCAGTAAGCTGAATACCACCACGACCCCTAAACCGATAGCCATCACCACTAGACTCATCGCGATTGCCCATGCGGTTAGCGTAGACGTTATTCGCGATTTTCTTGGGGTTGCCTGCATACTGGTTTGCAATTTCTAGGGCGGGGAAACGCTTGGGCCACAGCTTCATCAGCGTGGCGGCTTTGTAGTTCAGGTTCTCTTCGAAGATGCGGAAGTTGCCGCACTCGTGCCCGCACTGGCCAAGGAAGGCAGCTTGCTTGCGGGGTGTGTCGATCTTGAATTTGATGAACGTAGCATTGAGCGGGTCCATCATGGCGGGGTCGATATGTAAACGCGTCAGTTGCGATGCGGTAATCATTTCAGTGTGTTCCTTACGGCTTCGTACCTGTCGATGCAGGAGTTGAGTTCGATGATGGCCCTGTCTCCTTCGGCGACGAGCCGGATAAGGTCTTCAACAGTCTGTCCGTCAAGTTCGGCTCGCGCTTGACCATCGTTGCCGGGAGTGGTGGCACATCCACCTTTGGTGGGGACGAACAACCTTGGGCGGCTAGCAATAACGCTAGACAACTTAGCTTCAAACTCTTGCTTGGTGTTGGCATCTTTGGCATCTTGTTCATCCTTGTGCTGGCGCATCTCGGTGTTCTTCTGGGCTATCAGAGCTGCGTCCTCCGCTTCCTTTAGCGCATAGCCTACATGGTGGCCGTAGAAATATGCAGTTAAGGCGACAACGATAGCCCCCAGAATCATCGAGGGGTTCGGAATCATGTTGACTCTCGCTTGGCTGCGGCTCGCTCATGGGCAATCTCCTCCACAGCAGGGTCCACGTAGTCAGGTGGGGTAGTAGGTGGAGGGGGTGCACGCCACTCTTCGTCAAGCTCAGGGTTCTTGAAACCGTTGAAGTTGAAATCAAACATGCCCGGTTGAGCCGTAGGCGCGGGGCTAGGACTTGGCGCTACGGCTTGGGGCTGTGGGGGTGGCACCTGTGCGGTAGCCATACGTTCTGAAATAGCCTGCACGCCCTTCTTGGACATAACACCGCCAATACCGCCGACGATCAACAACACAATGTCGTTGAGCATCTTGGCAAAGGCTTGGTCCATCGGGGCCATACTCTTGATAGGCTGCGTTACGTAGGCCAAGCTGTAGAGCATGAACATGACGATACCCGCGAGGATGAACGTCACGATAACGACGACTGCGGCCCAGACGCGGACCTCAATTTCTTCAGCGGTCAGAAGACGCTGTTGATGCTGGTGCTTGTGGGACACTTGGCTTCTCCAAAATAGGTGCTACGAGGTAATCAGGACAGTCTTGGGTGAACTGACAGTCGGGGCGCTGGCATCGCTTCTGCGCCCAATTCTTTGGGTCTTGGCAATGATAGCGGTAACGTTCTTCACAACCCAGCAGGGTCAGAAGCAGGCTTAACAACAATAGCTTTTTCATTCTGTTCCTTCAACTGTTCTTTTAGCTTCTTCAACTGGCGTATCTCGTGTCGGACATCCGACTTCATTTTCTCTGTTTCTACCAACACCAGCAAGGACATTGGCAGGGCTAGGAACAATACTAGACTCAAGATCACAACAGCGACGATAAACCATTGGGTGTCTTCACGAGCCATGCGAGCGATAGCACTATGCCCCACATCCATGCCACCATTACCAGAATTGCCACTACCGCTATTGTTCGGTCGATTCGATGATGTTTGAGAAGCTCGCGTTGCCATGCCTTGTTTCTTTCGTTTCTAGCCTTGACTGCCCGGGCTACCTCTTGCGCCTCAACAATTTCGTCGTACTTGATGAGGAAATCCTCATACATCGCACCAAGCCCCAGCTCTCTAGGCGTGCCATAAATCATGGCCTGCTTGAGTTGGGCAGAAAGCTGTTGCATCTGCCACTGGATTTCAATGCGGTCAATCGCACTATCGGCAACCTTCTCGGTGGTGAGAGCCTCTTCTTCGAGTTCCCGACAATGTGCTTTGAGATGCCTCATGGCCTCAAAGTAGACCTTTAAATTTTCGCAGATGTCGTGCACCGCACGCGCTTGAAACTCCTCATAACTTAACTCTGGTTCCGGTTGGCGATTTGCCTTTTTCGCCACAGGCTTGGGTGGCTCGATGTTCCCGAAGTTGGTTTCGGGAACATGCTTAACGCTTGCAACAGGTTTCTGAGGCGCACCAAATAAAGATTTGACCCAACCCCAGATACCCGTAACCTCTTTGTAGATCGCTTTCGCGTCGGCGATGCCGCCCTCAACTTGCTTTTTGAACTTGCTGATCTCAGCTTTGCCTTCCGACAGCATTTGGCAGCCAGCGCGGATAGCACCGACTGCGCTTTGCGCCATGAGGAGAAGACTGATTGGGTCCACATCTTAGTAGCCGATGGCGATATAGCGGAATGGTATGCCCGTAGGGTTGCTGAATGTGAAGTGTGTAAAACCCGCCGCTGTTGGTGGTGCCGATGGCTTCAAAATCGTAGCGTATGCCTGTTGATCGTACAGAATAATAACCCACACCCCGACGCATTGGCTCGCAAATGACGTAGGAAAGGCCGTATACAACCAATCGGTGTTAGGGTAGGTTCCGGTACCCCACTGCACAGTAAAACCACCCGGGAATTTTTGGTAGCCGTTTGTGCTTAAAGACCTATCAAAAGCAGCTAAAGAAGCCAGATCAACAGCGCCTGTCGCACTGTTAACGGAAGTTACGCCGCCGTTTGCAGCCGTGGTAGCGTTTGCAACAGGGGTGGAGCCGATTTGCCCTACGATGTCGGAAGCAGACGCGGCTGAAAAAGCCCCCGTACCTGCGGCCTTAACCAAAGCACCAGATGTAATAGACGTAGCGCCAGTGCCGCCGTTAGCTACCGACAATGTACCTGTAACACCAGAAGACAATGGAAGTCCTGTAGCGTTAGTCAACGTGCCTGAAGAGGGTGTGCCCAAAGCCCCACCGTTAACAACCGGCGCACCAGCAGAACCGACGTTCACGGCCAAAGCAGTAGCAACGCCGGTACCAAGACCAGCCACGCCAGTAGAAATAGGCAGGCCAGTAGCGTTGGTCAATACGCCAGAAGCAGGGGTACCCAACGCGGGTGTAGTCATTGTTGGCGATGCCAACGTAGGGGAGATCAGGTGGGTGTTCTGTTGGGCGAAGTTTGTACCATCACTCCATACGGTCATTGTTTTACCTGCGGGGATAGCTACACCGGTACCCGCAGCCGTAGTATTACCACTGACAGTCGAGTTGTAGATCGTAGCGGTGTATGAGCTAGCGTTATAGATAGCATACAGCTTGGGGCTGGGAGGGGCGTACACCGCAAAGTTAGCGCCGGTAGAAGTGGTCAACGCGATTGTGGCGTTACGAGCTTGATCTGCTACACCGTCCAACACTGTAAAAGCTTGGTTAGCAGAAGCAACGGCGACGGATGTATACCCAGCAATTGCGGATTCCAGCAAAGTGCCAAGGTTTGTGTTCGTGGTAGCGCCCCATACACCGGCTTGGTCGCCGGTACCGATGAGTTCAATGCGAAGGTCTGGTGAGTAGCTAGAAGACATTTTGCGTCCTTATTGAATGTTTGTTATGGTAGACCAGCTAGGGGTCTGTGAATCCAGTTCTGTTGTCCAGCCCGCGGTTTGACTACCATTGATGGATGCCCAATTTGATGTTTGTGAGTCGTCTACAGCAGTCCAAGTTACTGATTGGGTGTCGTCGATACCACTCCACCCTGCTATCTGAGCGTCAATAATCTTGACCCACCCGGATACCGCGCTATTGTCTAACATCTCAACGTTCTCGGCAATCAAAGCTTTGAAAGCTGCGGCTACAGATGCTGCGTCCGCAGGGTTCAAATTTTCAAAAACTGATTGTGCGAACTGCGCGGCGATAGCCTGCGTCGCGGCAGAGTCTAAATTTTCGATGATGTCCAAGAAAAACACCGAGATGATGGTCTCAATATCCTCTGATACAAGTGCCTCTGTTAGAGCCGTAGCGAATTGCGCGGCAATAGACGCGGTATCCCCTGCCTCGACAGCTTCTGCGATACTTAACGGGAAATTGGCCTGTACTGTTGCTGGGGCAGCGGCGGCAATGTTCTCCGCGATTGTCTGTACAAACGCCCACGCCTGTGTGTTGGAATCCTCCACGGAATCAATCGGTTCAGTCAAATCTTCCAGTAACGCAAAGTACGGTATAGGCGTGTCTTCGATCACCACGCCTTCTGATACTGAGTTTACAAATTGTGCTGCGATGCTGAGGTCATCCGCCAGAACCACATCTTCCGAGATAGTTTGCCCGAACGCCCACGACTGCGTGTTGGAATCTGCAACACCAACATCTTCGCTAATGTTCTCAAAGAATAGACCTGCTTGTGAGTTCAGGTCTTCTAATAATATATTGTCTATGACTGAAACGTTGTAGTTCGATTGCTCAGTCGTGTTAGACGCAACATCAACATTTTCTGAGATCGCAAAGACGTAGCTAGTCCCCGCAAGCGACGCGAAAGGCGTTTGTGCAAACGAAGAGAAACCGAACATACGTTACACCCCCACCCATACTGCTTTCGGCATGTCAAATCCGGGAAAAAACCGTTGCTCGACGCCAACCGCGCCGTCTGGTACACGGATAGTCATGCGCATTTACTTACCCTCCAAAATCATTTGTTGGGCCTGCGGCGTAACCCCGGCGGCAGCAAGTAAGACTCGCTGGCCCACCTCGGTAGATTTAACCATCTCATTTCTAAAGCTCTCCACAGCAGCGCCTGTTTGACGTTGTTGCTGCGAATTTTCGATCATTAAAACGGGTAACCACGCCATCGAACAACCCCATTCATCCGCGTCTTCCCCCGTGTTCGGGTTTTTTCCTCTAACCTGCATAAACCAAGCGCACCCTAGCTTTTTACATGGGTTGAAGCCGTTGAGCGGGCAGTTTGCTTCGGGTTCTATTTTCATGGTTGCTCCATAGGCGTATTGAAATCACCATCGTCAACCAATAGGTTGTCTGGCACGGGGGTAGCTTGAGTGTTTGTCGTTTCCCACAGATCAATCGCTTGCTGAAAAGCCGTAATAGATTCAATCGCCGTATTAGCCAGCATACGGTTGGTCATGGGGTCCACGTACTCTACTTCACCAGAAGAACCATACCACTGAACCGCGTGTATATCTACAGGTATAAAAGACAAATCAAGCCCTGCGTACGCCACGCCGTTTACAGACACAAGACCGTCGGAACGAACAATAGTTACGCGCATATTAATCCTTCGTTGCTATGATGACATCAACATATTGCACAGCAAAACTGGGGAGTGTGTGGTTATGCGAACCGCCACTACCGTTAGAAGACGTATAAGCATAACGTCCTGTGTAGTACCCACTGGCCTGCGCGGCTACGGCTGTCCCGCTAGTTAAATCTGCATAGCTATAAAGTGCGTTGTTTGAATACTCAAAACCGGCGGCGCGTGCGAAACCACCAATGTGGTTATGGCTAGGTATTTGGGACGTGCTAAGTGTCGTAGCGCCTGCTGATAACCCAGAAGTAAACGCCGTTGTAAAGGCAACCGAACCCCCGGAACCTGCGGTACCTGAAACAATACGCAGGGCTTTGTTGTCATGCGTTGTAGATTTAGTCCACCCCGTTGGGGCGGCGGTTTGTACAAACAGCATAGCAGTTCCGGCGGGAAATGCCGATGGGGCCGACCCCGATGACGCGGACGTCAGCCGCCCTTGAGCGTCAACTGTGATGCTTGAGTACGTGTAAGACCCGGGGGTCACCGCTGTGTTGGCTAAATTCAACGTACGTGCAGCCGACCCATCAAACGTAGTGCCGGAGGTGTACGACATACCCGTACCCGCAGACAGCGCGTTTGCCACGCGTGCAGCTTGACCGGATGTGTTACCTGTACCACCGTTAGCAGTGGGGAGTGTGCCTGTTACGTTCGTAGTGAGTGAGCAGTATGTGGTCGATGTTGAGCCGGTACCCCCGTAACTTGTGGCCAATGCGTCAGCCAACTGCAAACCTGTCGAGGTGAGCTGCATCTTCCATGCAGACTTGAGCTGCGTGAAACCACCTACGTACCATTGATGCGCGTTGGCCGAACCTGTCGAGTCCGTCGCGTAGACCAAGTTGCCGGTGAACGAGCTGTTCAGCGCAGAGCCAAACACGTAGGCTTCGTTGGGGCCTGTGACCGTGTAAACAGGGTCCGCATACGTTGAGCTGGTAAAGCCCAAGTCAGCCCAACCGTGGGCATCGGTGCTGTTGTTTGTGTACGCCACAAAGTCAGAAGACGCGCTAATACCCGTGCTCTGGTTGTAAACGTATGTCTGGATGTAGTTGTTGGTACTTCCAGTGAAAGCAGTGATGGGGTTTGTCGCCCCGCCTAAAACAGATGACCCACCAACAACCAACACGCCGCTTGCGAACTGCAAGGAGCTAGAAGACGCGAAGCCAGATGTGCCGTTACCGTATGGGATGTACCCGGCAGTTAGTGACGTTATGCCTGTACCGCCAGCGGCCACCGGTAAAGTGCCAGCGGTCAAAGCGGAAGAGCTTGTCGAGTAAATCGCGTTGTTGGCCGCTACAAATGTAGTTAAGCCTGTACCACCGTAGCCGGAACCAATCGTTGTACCGTTCCACACCGCATTAGAAATCGTAGCGCCACCAAAGTTGGCGCTACCGGACGTAAAGTCATAGTTGCTTGGATTGAACGAATACGTCTTCCATGTACCTGCAACAGTGCTGTTGCTAATCAAGTAGATGTAGTCAACCCCCGTGGCTGGAATGGATTCGATCGTAGTTGTCGCGCCGTCCTTGATTGTCAGCGTACCCGTCGAGTCGTTGGCAATCAGGAAGGTTGTGCCCGTCACCAAGGTGGTAGCGTCGGGCAGCACAAATGTTTGGTTCTGCGTACCGGTCAACCGTTGGTAATAGTTTGACGCCGCGGTCAGCGTTGTCGTACCACCAGCAGATGCCACTGCGGTGTACCCGGGCACGAACTTATTGGCCGAGATGTTACCGATGCCGGGGTCCCCATAACCACCCAAGGAGATTCCGCCGCTGTTAAAGATGGTCATCGAATCCGTAGTGCTACTGTTCGTAGCGAAGTGGATGTTGTACGCGCCATACGTACCAATCGACAAATCGGTTGAAGCAGAGGCTAGGTAGGCCGCACCGGGGATGTTGAACGCGCCCGCACCATTACTAAACGTAGATGAGTTGATACCCAGCTCGGCAAAACCTGTGGTGTCCGTGGCTGTGTCGTTCGAGACGTTGAAGTTGGCTGAGGCGTCTGTAGCAGAACTCTTGTTCTGCAAGATCATCTGGTTGTAACCAGCTACGGTCGAAGCGAACGTAGCGATGATGTCGGTGTCAGAGTAGCTGATTGGTTCCCCGATCACCAATACGCCGTCAGCATCCAAATTAACTGACTTCTCCGCAGGGTAGGTCAGGAATACCGACGAAGGACCCGCTAAGGTAATTGGGGATGTATCCGCGTTTGAATTCGATAGGACAGTTGTACGCGCCAGAGTCGGGCCCGTAGTCGAGTACGTGCCGATACCTACTTCCCACGCCGTGCTGTTGACGATGGTGTAGTAACAAGTGTTGCCGTTACCGACAACCGCAAACGACTGAAAGCCAGCCACAGCACCTGTGAGGGTGATAGTGCCTGTGCCCGCCGTTGTCGTGGTCTCTTGAACCCGATCGTATAGCGCCAGAGTCATTTCGACCCCTTATTAAGAAGTTGCTGTTGTGCTGTATGTAACAGAAACAGTGTCACCAGCAGTTGTCACTTTGGCGGTAGCGAATGCACCCGCGCTATACAACGTACCAGAAGTGTTGCTAATGGTTGACGAAGCACCTGAGCCGGTCACCAAGAAGCAGCCACCAACGGTACCGCCACCGCCTGTGATGGTGTATGTGATAGCAGAAGCCGTCGAGGTAGTAACGTTGGCTGGGGTCAAGCCGGAAGATGATGCGGAGCCAAACACAGCGGTACCGCGGACAGCGGAGCCGCCAACAGTGTATGCAGTAAATTCGGACCAGCCAGAATGGCTGGACATAGTGTCCGCAGCGGCGAAGGTGTTACCAGAACCAGAAATCAGGCCGAGGTATGGGCCGACCACTGTGTAGCTCGAGCCTTTCAGCAATGTGTCAAACATCAATTGCTTACCGACCGCGACCACCAAGTTAGGGAACTTTTCTTCCCACTTCAAATTACCCTCAGCGTCACGGCACTCAACGTGGTAGTGACCTTCGATACCCATACCCTCGGGCACGGTAGCGTTTGTTTGTAGCGTGGCTGTAGCGCTGTCGCCAAAACCAGAAATTTCTTTGTGCATGGTAGCTCCTGTTAAGAGATGCGGATGATCGCCGCTGTGTTGGTAGCAGCGGGGAACTGCACCGTAAAAGTTGTTGTTGAAGTTTTGTCAGCGCCGAAGTCTAGAACACAGACCGAAGCATTCGTGTCTGTGTTGTAAATCAATGCACCTCGTGCAGTTAATGCTGAAGTCCATGAAACGTTCTGAAACGAAAGATACGCTGTGGCGTTACCTGTTTGGTTCCCAATGGTGGGCACCTGAGTGATCGTCAGTGGATTGCCACCTTGTGTGTAGCCAGAGGCTACAACTTCTCCGGGCATACCGATAGAGTACGCAGTAGTTTCCGGTCCAATAGACGCGGCGGCCGTGAACAAGGCAATTTTGAAATTGCCTGTAGCCAAGTCGTAGTTGCCATCTAGCAACCCAACTTTGAATGTGTTGGTAGCGCCTTGTGCGATGGCCATTATTTAACCCCGAAGTTTTGTGCCAGAGGTGGAGTTCGGAATTGGCCGCTACGGTACGCATCGCTGCGTTCCAACCCATCACCCAGACGTTTGGCCAAGCCAAGAGCTTCAGCGTACTTGCCGTTGTAGTTAGCGATGACGTCCGCCTCTTCTTTCATGAAGGTTGCGGCTTCAACCAATGAACCGTACAACAAAACGGAATCGAGGTTGTCACCCAACCAAGAGGTACCAGCAGTGGTGATTGACTCTGGGTAGTAATAATAGTGAAGCTCGACACCGTAGTCGGCATCTGGGGTCGGCCCTAAGATGAACGACAACTCGTTTGTGATCGTGCCACCCCCCACTACTGTTGGCCCAAACAACGCGTAGTATTTTGGCAAGCCGTTATACGTCACGTTCGTATTTGGGTACGCCTGACGGATGAAGTTGACGTCCTTGTTCAACAGGTATTCGTAGTTCTCGTCAGCGTCGATGATCGCAATAGAGTACGTCGCCAAGAAATCATCTGGGCAAGACAAATACTTGTTACCGTTTGTGACGTTACCTGTGACGTTCTTACGCAATGAAGGGAACTGCACCGTATTGAAGATGCGCTGCTCCGCCTGCTTGATGAACGTGTCGATCTGTGTCTTGGTAGACACCACACTTCCATCAGCAAGATATGTGTCCGGGAATTGGTTTTCCGTGTAGGACTGAATCGTTGCGTAGAGTTCGTCGTAGGTCATGTTAGGCCATTGGTCCGCGTGCCATCACGCCTTTGGTAGCTGCGCCTGTACCACGGATTTTGATACCCGAAGTCTTGGTGCCCTTGTATGTGTTGCTGTGGATATTAGCCACAGACACGTTGGCATCCTTCAGTGTCTTTTTGATGTCGTCAGCGCCAACCACAGGGGTAGACACCTTCTTAGGTTGTTTGTAGGTAGCCATTATTTGCTCCCGGGTTTTTGATTGTTAGCGCGAGACAAGTTACGACCCATTTTCATGCGGTCCATAGATGTTGGGCCACCAGCCTTGAGCTTCAAAGTTGTGCCTTTGCTGCCCTTATGTTCTTGCTTGTCGTGTTGCTTGAAAGCCTTCTTGATGAGGGCTTTGTCTTGTGCCATGTCGGCTTTGCCGGATTCCATTTTTGCCATGTTCGGCTCCTTACGTTGTGCTGATCGTTACTGTACCAATATTCACAGTCAAAGCCAAGTTATTTGGCGTTAGACCATTATCGTCTAAGCTGGCCCCACCAACCGGTGCCCAACCCCATTGAATGACTCGACTACCGCCGCTGGGCAAGCCAACACCGTCTTCGTCTGTAGCACCAATGATTGTTTGCAGACCCGTAGTACCAGCAGCGTAGTACGTAGTGTCTGGACGTGGGTTACGTACACCCTGTGGGTCATCCACAGGGTACATACCCAACAACAGTTGAGGTTGGTCTGGGTCCCAACATGGACGACACACCAACAACTCGTAATTTTTGGTTTTGACGACCTCGCGGCGAAGCTCTTTCAGCTTGAACTGAAAGCCGCAGCGATCGCACTCGGCGATGCTGTTCTTTGCGGAGGAAAACCGATTACCCATTAGGTCCCGCCACCAATGAACATCTGGCGGGGTACGAAGCGCACAGCAGCCTTCTCTTGGTCTTCTTGCGCAGCAAGGGACCATGCCTCGTCGTATTGGGCTTTAAGCACCTGTAAGCGGTCCATACCGCCGGGCACCTTCATCGCGACGTAATATGCCAAACCGGCGGCCATACAAGGCACGAAACGGAATGGCACGTCCATCACGTTCACACCACCGCCAGCGTCTTGTGTACGGCGCAAGCGCCAGTAGACGAACTGATAGGCTTGTGAGCTGTCAGGGGTTGGCCAGACAGTGACGGCTGGCAGGTTACGTACAGATACTGCATCGCCTGCGCTATGCGCGGCAGCAGTTGTGTTGTCTTGCCCACGGAAGCAGTTACCCAATTGGTCCCCGCTGATATAGCCGTAGTTGATCGTCTCAGTGCCGATTTTGATAAACCCAGCAGCAGCCAATCCCACGGTCGAAGTCAGCGTAATCGTTGTGTCAGTAGACGATATGTCACTCGCAAGAGTCGTGATTGACGCCGTAGTCTGTCCATCCAACCTTTGGACCCATACCTGAATTGGACGAGCCTGCTGAAGCTTGTTTGGGAGGGTCGCATAGGTCGAGACGCTGATACGTGTGATGGTCAAGTCAGCTTGGTTTGCTGTCTGGTTTGCCTGTGTACGGATGACGTGCTCAAGCAAGTCAACGGTGTCGTTTGGCAGTGGGTACGTGTTTTGACCGGGGACCAAGTTAATGGTGCCCTGCTCAATCGTCCACATGTTGACGCCACGGTTGGCCCAATCAGAGAACATCAAGTTCAATGAACGACGGGCTGTGCGCAGGTCGTAGCCAGTGCGCATCTCACTTCCGGCACGTTCGAACGCTTCCTCGACCAACTCAGTTAGATCGAGGTTGAATGAAGTTTGACCAGATGTGATTGCCATGATTAGTACATTTTCGCTTTACGTGCGCCGCGAGCTTTGCCCCAGCCTTTGACAGAGCCACCTTTTTTGTAGCCCTGCTGCTTTTGCTTTTGTTCTTCTTCCCACTTAGCGCGTTCGTCACCAATAGGTTCCGCAATAGCGCCACCACCAATAGGACCCGCCGCCTGTGCGAGTTTAGGGCCACCGATACCGATAGCGCCTTGAAGGTCTTTAAAGCTCATAGCTACCTCAGCACTTCCATGCCCGAAGGCTTTTATTGATGCGGCTGTTGGGGTCCTTGGCTGTCTTCTCAGAAGTCAGCTTGGCTTTCATCCCGGACATCCGTGCGCAGAACGACTTCTTGCGAGGTCCGCCCTCAGGCTGTGGGGCCTTCAGACCGGGCTTGCCGGGGTTCGCTTTGTTGTAAGAGGCACGCCCTTTAGCATTCAAGCCGCCCTTCTCAGACTTGCCTTCTTTACGTTGCCACGCAGGAGTCTTAGCCATTACTTGAGACCTTTCAATGTCTCAGCAAGGCGAGCACGTTGGCCCAACTTGCCGGGGGCCTTAGCGGCCTTTGACAGCTTCTTCGCGGGGATTTTCTCACCCTTTGGCACACCGAGTTGCTCATGCAACGCGCCGGGCTTCTTGATGGCGTCCTTAATCCAACCGCCCTTTTTGAAAAGTTTGGTTGGCTCAGTGCCGTCCTTGCGAACAATTTCTCGTTTCGCAGGCATCTTGGCTTTAGAGATGGCTCCCATACCGCGGCTCGGGCGCATTAGTACACCTTGGCCTTGCGGGCCCCACGTGCCATACCCCAACCCTTCACAGAACCACCGGATTTGAGGCCGGTAGAGCCCATGAACTTGTTGCCGGTCTCAGACTTGGTGCTCTTCAATGGGAGAGCCTTGCGGGTCTCACCTTTGTCAGCGGGTGCCAATGTCTTGACTTTAGGTTCAGCTTTGACAGCGGCTTTTGGCTTGGCCATCTCAGTGGTGAACTTCTTACCGCCCCATTCAAAGGTCTTGTCGCCAGCACCACGGGCGGCAGCGAAGGCTTCTTTGAACGAAGGGGTCTTAGCCGGAGCTGCCGCAGCGATAGCGTTGTTCGAGGCGTTTTGTTCCTCGGTCTGCACTGCGTCGTCTTCGATGTAATCGCCTTCGGCGAACTTACGGGGTTTGCGGGTTGCCATAGTGGCCTCCTTGAATTACTTCTTGCCTTTGGTCATGCCGCCAGAGCACATGCCCAGAGGCTTCATGCCCTTCATAGCGACTTGCTTGCCCTTGGTTTTACCCTTGGATGCAACGCCGTCTTTGCTAGGGGCAGCAGTTTTGACAGAACCCATTTTTGCTTTAGTGATAGCAGATTTAGTAGCCATGACTTGGCCTCCTTGTTTAAAAAGCGACATGTCGCCGTGGTTGGTTTTCTTTTCATTGACCCGTTGCAGGTCCACGCGTGGTTTAGATGCCATGACGTTTCTCCACAAGACGGTCCAACTTTTCATCCAGCCTATCCAACCGGTCGAGGACCCGCGTGATGTCGGCGTGAATTTCGGTGCGCGTTACGTAGTCGCGTGCGACTTCTTCGCGTGTTTTGTTCAGCAAGATGCCAAGGCGTTTGAGTTCCTCGGCTTTGTCTTTCAGTACCCATGCAACCAGCGCAAGCACGGCTGACAGGGCGATGTTCCAGATCATCAGTTCCATTACGCCGCCTTTGGTACTGCGGTGCAGTGTTGGGCCAGCAATGGCTGTAGGACGTCCTCGTTGAAGTCACGGGTGAACTTCTCTTGGCCCATATGGGGGATACTGATTGAGGGGTCTAGGAAGACCGTGAAGCCGTCTTCGGCTGCGCGGTCACAGAAGAGGTAGTCTTCGCCGTAGTATTCGCCATTGATGATCTTCAGGTCAAAAATGGCGCTGTCGGTACGGTTATCGACGTTGTTGTTGTATGACCACTCTGGGTGGTTGGCAACCATCGTCTCAAGGACGTGCCGCTGAATCATCATGAACCCGGTGCCGACACGTTTTACGCGCATCAAACCGTTCTTATCGAACTCAAGAGCACCGTTCTCATCGAGGTAGTAATCTAAAAAGAACTTGCGGTCAGCGCCGCGACGTGGGTAGCTACCGGCTGTGATGTCTTTGTCTAAGCTCAACGCAAAAAGGCGGAGCACGGCGTCAGCGGTAATCACCATATCCGCATCGACGAACAAAAGCGTGTCCGCGTCGGATTTCAAGAAGTCCGCAACCAATGAGTTGCGAGCCTTCGTAATGAGGGAGCACCCCGAGAGGTGCGTGAGGTAGAGCTTAACCCCCAACGACTGAACCTGAACGGCCAGATTGGACAAGGCAAAAGCTGCGTCAATGTTCAGCTTGTTGTCGTAGGCTGGAATCGCAATCATGAGTTTGCGCCCAGCTAGGCTAATGCTCTTCTCGGTATCAGCCATAGAACACCGTTACGCTTGCGATGTTCGTAAGGGTCGCGTAAATGTTGGTTGAAAACAATACGCCTTCACCCGGCACCAACACGTAAAACGAGTTTGGGTTCGAGTTCGAGGGAATATCAATCTCAAGCAAGTTCGTGCCGCTAGAACCACCGTCCTTCAAAATCAAGGTACCGGCCGCACTTGCAGTTGCGCAGATAGAGAAGCCCTTCACACGCGCACGGCTGGCGTACACCGAACCAGACGTGTTTAAGTGCGTACTCTTTACATCATATTGCATGGTCATAATCAATCTCCTTTAAAGACAGGGGCCGAAGCCCCTGAGATCAATTATTGTTGTGTGCTAGTTGGGTTAGCAGCGCCGTCAGAACCACGGACGGTGTAGGTAACAACCAACGTACCGGCCGAAGCGGCGGTAGCTGTGTAGCTCAACAAAGCGTCGGTAGAACCTACGTTCAACATGGTACCTACGTTAGCTGCGGTAACGCTAAGAGCGTTCAAGCCAGCGGCGGTGGAAAGTGTACCGATGATTGTGCCGCCAACAGTCACGTTTGGCGTGCCAACAGCGCCGGTAGTCACATAGCCTTGCACGTCATGAATCAACGCGCCAGCGGGCAACATCAATGTCACGGCAGAGCCAGCGACCATAGGAACGGATTGAGTGACCACGGTAGCGCCCATATTGCGAACGGTGCCAGCAGTAGTGCCAGTAGTGTTTTTGACAGTGCCCAACAACCAAGGGCCTAAGTGAGTTGCGAATCCCATGAGGATGCTCCTTAAATCATGCGTTGTGGTGCGCCAATCTGCATGTGGTCAGCCGGACCTGTTTGCCGCACCGAAAATTCCGGTTGGGGTGAATATACACCCGTTTCACCAAAAAGAAAAGGTCCCGAAGGACCTTTTCAGTGGTGCATTAAGCGCCAGCAGAGCCGTAGACGCCGAGTGGGTCAGACCAGCCGAAGCTGTAACGCTCACGTGCCTTGTAGCGCACGTTGCCGGTGTCGAAGTCACCGTCCATCGAAGTGGCCAAAGCCACGCGTTCGAAGTGCTTCAAGCCGTTTGGCACGTCTGTCAACAGGAACCATGCGTTGGTGTCTGTCAAGAAGTGGTTAACGGTGTAGCCTTCTGGGATTGCGCCCATTTGCTTCAACGCGTTGATGTCGTTGTCAGTTGTACCGACGCGGAGTTCGGTGTCCAACAGACGTTTTGCAACGAACATCAGGTTTGGAGGCACAACCAATTTCTTAGGACGTGCGGCGATCAACAGACCACGTTCGTCTGTCCAACCAGCGATTTGAATCACGGCGGCTTCCAAAGAAGTCTCGTTCAAGTCGGCGGCGACAGCGGGTGTGTTGGCGTTGGTACCACCAGAAACCAATGGGTGGTTCACCAATGTGCCAGAGCTGTTGTAACCAAACAATGACACGCCGTCACCACCGAGGTAGTTTTGGCTGAAGCCGTTGTTCAAGATAGCAGCAGCTTTAACTTGCTTGGTGTAAGCCATCGAGCGGGCCAAAGCTTTCGTGTAACGATTGCTCAAGCTGTCGTACAAGTTGTCTTCCATCGCTTCTTCAGTGATAGAGAAACCTTGTGCGATTGTCTCGTGGTTGTAACGTGCAGTCCATGCTTCTTGCGCATTGTCATAAGCGATGGCAGAACCTTCGTTTTTGACTGGTGCGGCAGTGAAGCCAGACAGCTTGGTTTCTTCTTCGAATGAACGCTCAGAGGCTTCTGTTTCGAAGATTTCTTTGTGCTCTTCGCCGTAGCGTGCATATTCCATGCCGAACAAAGCGTTCAGGCCGGGCAGCAATTCTTTGAGCAGTTGTGCGCGTGAAATAGCCATGTTTTACTCCTTAAACACCAGTAGTGTTGTTGTATTGGTGGGCGTTGATCTTCACCAACAACTCGGTGTACACACCGGGAGCAGTGGCAGTTTGCTCAACCACGTCGATAACGCGCAATGGGATGGTTGCAGTTGTACCAGCACCAGTCAATGTCACAGCAAAAGCTGAGTCACCGGTGGTAGTGGAACCAGCGTTCAACACCAAAGCAACGTTAGAACCGACATCAGCGCGGCTCGCGGTGCCCATAGTTGTACCAGAGGTAACAACGGCCACTTTGAACAATGCTTGTTGGTCGTCCACAACGTAGGCGTATGCTGGGTTAGCAGCAGTCGAAGCCAATGCAGGGATGTACTGACCTTGAACGGTTTGACCGCTCGAGTTCACGTATTGACCACCCATACACACGCCAACGATAGTGCCAGCGTTAGTTGAGGTTGATTTAATGAGATAACCGGTGCTGTCGATTTGCACGGTATCGCCATTGAAAATGGCAGTACCGAAACCAGCGGCAACGGGAATCAGGCGGGTAGCACCGGCGTAGGGCTTACCGTCAAGCGAATTGACGGGGTCCAAGCCATAAGGTGCTGAGACAGTTGGGAATGCCATAGTTAGCTCCTAGTTAATTTCCAGTTCCAAAGGATGCGCCTCGCGACACACCCGATTTTTTCTCAGAGAACACAGGCATACGGGGGTCTGAGAGCCCAGTGAACTTGTGGTCAACAGAGTCGGTTTGTGCTTGAGAAGCGTTCGCGTAATACTCATTACGGGAATCAATCATCTCAAGCGGGGCAGAGCAGAGCATCAAGCCACCGATCTCGACGTTTCCTTGAGCATTACCCACAACTTCAAGTTCTGGATAATCTTCTGCACGTACAGGTTCCCAACCTTCGCGTCGTTTTTTCGACACGTTGGTGTGCTGGGATTCGCCTAGCACGGATGTAGCAATCCAACGGTGCCCGATACCGGGTCGTTTGTCTGGCTCTGGAAGAATACTTGCTGGTTTCCATCCGACACGCTTGGTAGCGTCGCGAGTGGATTTGGTACGTGGGTTACGGTCAATTTCAGCCATTTTGTTTCTCCATAGCAGCTACATGTTTTGCATAAGTTTCAAGTGGGACGCCTAGCCGTTTGGCAATCGACACTTGTGTTTGGGTCAAGCGAATTTTCTTCGCCGCCGTCACACGACTCGCAGGCGCAACAACAGTTGCGGGTTTTGTCTTGGTTGGGGTTTCCCGGGTGGTTTCTTCGGGCTCAATGCCGAATTCACCGGGGAAGACGCGACGCATTTGAGCGTCGATATGTTGGAAGTATTTATCCGTGCGGGCAAAGTCTTGCCCGTAATCATCGACCAATTCTTGGTGCAGTCCCATCGCATAGCTGGTCATGGCTTTTTTCTTAGCATCGCCGAACCATTCATTCTTGGACATCCATGCGGCTGTCTTTGGGTCTAGGTCGGGCTCTACCTCTGCGGGGGCCGTTTGAGCGGACTGTACTACAGGTTTTAGCTGTTGTATAGGGGTTGGGCGAAAATTTTGTGCTTGTTGCACTTTTAGCCCGGCCAACATCATTTCTTCCTGTGCATTAGCCAATGCTGACGAATCGCCCGCGTCGTACGCTTGGCTCATCTTCTGCTTGGCGCGTTCCAGCTCTACTTGGGCGAGGGCTTGCACCTTCTCCATGTAGGCTTTCTCGCCGTTCTGCATGTACTCTTGCAAGCGACGGTTTTCTTCCGTCACCGCTTGTGCGAGACGTTCAAGCTCTGCCTTTTCGCGAAGGGCTGCCTGCTTTGCACGCTCTTCTTCACGACGAGCCAGTGTCAGCTTGTCAATTCGCTTTTTAACGTTCGATGAGTATTGGTCCAACTCTTCTTCGTCTGGGTCGGCCGCATGTGGTGTGGCCTTCTCAATCTCAGGTTCGTCTTCAACAATCTCAATCTCAGGTTCGTCTTTCTTGGGCTTGTCTTCCTTGACAACCTTGTCGCTGTCATCTTTGACTTCTTGGCCCTCGATTTCAAACTCCACCTTTGCGTCGTCTTCCGCACCCACTTTGGGTTTGACTTGGACTTCATCGGGGAACTTGAACGTATCGCCTCTAAATTTAGACATCGTTCACTCCTTATGCGCGGCTAATGCCACGTGGGTCTTGCACGGTCGCTTCTACTTGGTCGTCGTTGAGCAAGCGGAATTCTTTGCCGTGGATTTTTACTCGCGTACCTGCGTAGGGGCGAGTCAAGATGAAATCACCTTCCTTGCAGCGGGGGCCGCTTGGGAATTTGGTTTCGTCTTTGTAGGCTTCTGGGCCCAGTTGCATCACGTAGAGCACAGGTGAGGTCATCTCATCTGACTTGCGTGTAGCTTCAGCGCGAATAATGTTTGAACCTTCGAATGTCTCAGGTACATCAATCACGGCAGCCAAAATCATCCAGCCTTTTGGTTCGGGCAGTTGGCGTGCACGTTCCTCAATTGGGATTTCTTCGACTTGTTTTTCTGAAATCTGTGGGACTTCAGGGATGGCATACATACCGGGTGTGATGATGCCAGCGTTAGGCAAAATGATTTCACTCATCTTGAGCTTTCTCCATAGTTTCTGCGAGGTCGATTAAGTCACGTTCTGCGTAGGCCAAGCCCTCGATCACCCCGCAGAGTTTTTGGTATTCACCAAAATCAGCGCATTTACCCGTTGACACGTTATCCGCGACATCGTTCATGCGTTCACGGAATTTCTTCCGCAAGATTTCTAGTTCAGGTATCAATTAGATTCCTTCTTTTGTTGCGCCTGTTGGGCGGATTGATGTGCTTGGTGCTGCATCTGTTCTTTCGAACGTGCGATGTCAACACCAATACGCAAGCCTTCGGCTTGTTGTTTAGCTGACAAGGATGCCTTGTCGTGGGCTGTTTTTGCGCCGACCTGCATACCGGCGATGCGCTCTTGCGCAGCGATACGTTCGCGTTCGACGTCGATTTGGTCTGCCTTGGCGGCCGCATCCATCTCCAACTTCTTCTGGGCGATCTGAACTTTCGCACCTTCGAGTTGCAGCTTCTGCAAGTCGATCTGGGTAGATGGGTCTTGGGCAGCTTGCTGTGCAGCTTGTGCCTGTTGCTGTTGGGCCATGTCGATCTGGTTCTGCTTCAACAACTGTTGTGCAGCTTGCGCGATCAATGGTGCCAACTCGCGCTCGATCTCTGGGTCTTGGTCCTTGCCGGGCAATGGGAGTGGTACACCCAACTGCTCTTCGATCTTCTTGCGATATGCGAAGCCAGCGTGTTCGGCCAAGTGAGCGTGCATAGCACCCAAGATGAGTTGGGCCTGTGGGTTCTGACCCATGATCTGCATGAGCTTGGGGTCTTGCATAGCAGCCATGTGCACAGCGATGTGTGCGTCGTGGTCTTGTTCGAGGAACGCCTTGACAGGTTTGTTCTTCAACACGTTCATGTTCTCTGTCACTGGGTCCACCGGCTTCATGTCGTCTTCGGTTGGTACCAACTTGTCGGCGTGCTTCACACCAAGCACTTCCAACATCTGGCGATGCAGGTAGGGCTGGTCGTAAATCTGTGGTGCCTTCTCAGCCATCTGCATGACGGCTTGGTACTGAACCACGCGTTGTGACATGGTTGCGGCGTTGGGGTCGCTAACAGGGATGACTTCGACTTGGTGATAGTCAGACTCTTTAGCCTGCGCACCGCGGGGACCGTCGGCTTCGTAGCTGTAATCTGGGTCTGTGTAGTCGCGGATGATGCCAGCCAACAACTTCAATTCTTGTTTGAGGCTGTAGTGCAAGCGGGCCTGCACAGCAGACATCACCTTCAACATGCGCTCAAGGATGGCCAGTGTTGTACCCACGGGCGCGTTGGCGCTCATGTCCGACACCTTCATGTCAGCCACAGCGGCGAAGCGGCGTGCGTCGTCAACGATCTGGTTCATCAACGCCAACAGAGTTTGCGATGGCTCCTTGTATGGCAGCGGCACGATGTTGTCGCGCAACGAGCCAGATGTGATGTCCACGTCACGGAACTCGCCGGGTGCGATCGGTGTGTCGTCGCCCTTGATGCGCAAACCGCGGGTCTTCATACCGCCGGGCAAGTTGCTCAACGTACCAGCGTCCACCAACTGGCGTGTGATGGATGTGGCGCTCTTGGTTGCGCCGCCGATCAAGTGAATCAAGCCGAAGCCATACGCACCGAAGCCGGGGATGTATTGGTAGTGCACCATGTGCTGGCGCTTTTGGTAGGTGTCGTCGCCCTCTTTCCAGTTGCGACGGATGGCCAAGATTTCTTTGGTGTCTTTGACGATCGTGACGATGTAAGGCAGAGCGATGCCTGTGGGTTCGCCATCCTCGTCCTTGTGCTCGTAGCCTTCAAGGTCCAACTCGACCTGAATCTCCAACAACTGGAAGCGGTCATCGTGGTCAGCACTGAAGCCGGTCTCTTTGTCCTTGGCTTTCTGAATCTCGTCGAGCTGTTTGCTGGGGTCACCCAACTCAATGTCGCGATAGAAGCCAGCGTTGATGAGGCGCTTGATCTCGTTCTCGGTCTTGCGCATACGGTGTGTGATGCGCGGTGCGAGTGACATTTCAGACGTGCCGTAAGGCAAGATCACATCTTCCGCGGGGATGAACATCGACACTTGGCGATCTAGTGCCGGGTCGAAATACACCTTCTTAAACGCAGAACCCGCGATAGGCAAGTTCCACAACATCTTCTCGTGCTCGGGGCGGTACTCGACCATCACCTCTGTGAGCTGATAGTTCATGTCGTCTTGCACGCGAGTGGCCGCAGCTTGCTTCTCTTTGGTCTGCTTGCCGATGATCTGTGTCTTAACGGGGCCCATTGCAGGGAACGTCTCCATGATCGTCTCGCTCTGGAAACGCACCACGGCTTCTGTCAGCATGGGGTGGAACACGCCGCACGCGCCGTTCCAAGGTTCAGTACGCTCTTCGTACTGGAGGCCCAACAATTTCAAGCCTTCGGTGTAGGTCTTCTCCCACTCTTTGCGTGATGCAAGGTCGTCACCGTAGTCACTAACAAGCGTCTCGCCCAACTCGGCCATGAGGCTTTCGTCAAGCTCTTCTGCCAAGTTGGCGTTGAAGTCATCTTCACCTTCTTCTTTACCACCGGGGATGAGCGTGATCTCTACGCTACCGTCATCCAGTGTCACCATCTCTGGGTTCTCGATTTCGATCTCAAGATCAGGTTGTCCGGCTGTGGCTTCCAAGCCCATTGGTGCGCCGTATAGTGCTTTGTCGATTGCCATGTGTGTTCCTTAATAGTACGCAGCTCTGCGTGGGCGGCCTACGGGTTCGTCGTCGTAGTCGCTGTCTAAACGAATGAATCCGCCATTGCGGAAGCGTGCGAGCGCCATAGATGTGCAGTCAACCATGTCGTCGTGGTCAGAGGTTGGGAAAGCTGCGACCTGTTCGACCACCGCTTCTGCCCAGCGCCTACCCGCAGGATACCAGACCATGCCCGATCTGAAAATATCTGAGACAGCATTTAATCGTGCAACTTTGTCACCGGTGCCCCTGTGAGGGGTGAATTCTGACACGGGGATGCCCATTCGACGAAATTCTTGGAACAGCGGCGTGCCGTTGGACTTCTTTTCAACGATGAACGCGTCTGGCTGCCAATCCTTGTACTCGCGCAGGCACAGGTCCTTCAAGTCACCAAACTCCACGCGCACGTTGACGGCGTTGAGCAAGATGATGTGTGGCGCACCATGCGTCAGGGTCTCGTCCTCGAACACACCCCACGTCAAGAGTGCGGAAAAGTCAGCGCGGTTGTTGGATTCGGCCGCAGCGTCAAGGGTCATGATGATGTAGTCGCACGGTGGCGGGTTCTCCCGCTCCCATAGCCTCCACCACTCGCGCTTGATGAGCGCACCTTCCTCGGCCGTCGGGTTCTGCTGGTACTGGGCGTTCCACTGGAACGCTGGCATGGACGCTTTGGTGCGATGCAACGCCTTGAGGTCGAAGAACTCTGGCCACAGGGCCTTCTCATCCTCGGTGCCCTCATTGAAAATCGCTGGGAACTCGAAGAATTCGTACTGATCGGCCTCACCGTTGCGGGCCATGTCCTTGGCCATGTTGCCAATCAAGTCATTCGGGTGCCAACGGGTGTGCACGATAGCCACACGGCCGCCGGGCATCAGACGCGTACGCGCACCGAACGTGAACCACTCGTATGCCTTGGTGAAAGCCTCGTAGTTACCGTTCAAAATGTCTTGTTCGTTGTGTGGGTCGTCCACCAGCAACAGGTCAGCACCACGACCGGCCAGCGCAGAGCCCACACCGCACGCGAAATACTCTCCGCCTGCGTTTGTGTTCCAACGTCCAGCACTTTTTGAGTCGGCTGCTAGTGTTACAGTTGGAAATATGTCTTTGTATGTCTGTTGGTCCACCAAATTTCGGACTTTTCGGCCGAAATCCACCGCCAAATCGGTGGTGTGAGACACCATCAGGACCTTTTTGTTCGGGAAATTGCCTAAAAACCATGCAGGAAAGTAGACTGACACGAGAAATGACTTACCGTGACGTGGCGGTACTGACACAGCGACGCGATCTTTACGTTCGAACGCCATGTCTTCTAGTAGCTGGGCCAATTTCCGGTGGTGAGCGCCAATCTTGTAGTCAGGGTTCATCCGAACGCAGAACTCAAGTAACGATTCACGTGCAGCACGCGCTGCTTCGCGTCGCTCGACTTCCACGACTTCTTCTTCCAAAGCCATAAGCTCGTCTTCGGTGAGCAAACCCAAGTCCTGCTGAAGCAGGGCCTCAAGTTCTACCGCGGCGTGGTCTACTTTCTCAGTCATTGTTGCTCCAGCAACAACTCGTGCTTGGCCAGCTCGAGTGCACCAATGGCTTCCGTCACGGTCAGACCGTGGGTTTCTGCGTGGGCATACGACACGCGCTTCAACTCGTCCACCAATTCGTGGAGGTCATCACGTCGGCGTACGCCGGGGAACTTAAAAACGGCTTCAGTCATCTGACACGTCGTCCAACAATTTGTCTGTAGCTTCACGCAAACTTACAGCCTTGGGCTGCACGTCGGTGACCTCTTGCTTCTGCTCCCGCTGGCTCTTGGCCTGCAACAGTTTGGTGATGCGCTCCTTGATCGAGGACTGCAACTCGATGGTCGTCTTGTGTTTGACTGTGACCTCGGTGCGCTCGACGAACAGGCCCACGTCGCCAATCTTGCCGAGCAGCTCGAGTGCCCGCATCCGAATCTTGGCGTCAGGGTTGGTTGACTCTTCGATCAGGCGGTTGGTCACGAACGTGCGAATCTGTACTGCCGACTTCACGACCACATGGTCGTACTCAGACAGAATCTCTTTGAGATGGCCTACCGAGGCAGGCGTGGTAATGGCGGAAAGCTTTGCAGGGATTTTTGCCGGGTCGGATGTATCCGCGGCCGCTTCGATGGACTCGTGGAACGCTGCTCTCGCTCTGACGCGATCTTCTTCCGTCGGCTCCGACGCAGCACCGAATGTCTCTAGGAATTCTGTCGTCTTGAACATGGCAGCCACCTTCTCATGCAAAGACAGCGTAGCCGCCTCGTCCGAGGGTAGTGGGTGACTCAGTTCAGGAATCGCAGTAATCATAGGCATCCGGTTAGTGATGTGGCTCCGGGTCGCCCGCCCCCAGATGCTTGGTCTTGCATTTCACAAGCCCGTCGGCGACCGGGAGTTGCCCCAATCCGATGCAGTCAAACCCGGCTAGGAAATTCTGCACTTAACCGATGCACGAACTATAACACAAAAAATTATATGAGGGGATTAAAAAATATCGAAGGGGGCATGTTCCAGAAC